CACAGGTGGGACGAATGCTTACCCGCCTATTTTTTTCCTAAAATTACTTTAGAGGTTAAAATGCCTACTTCAAAACTTGCTAACATCTATGCCCAAGACCTGCTTAATCAGGCACTTATCAACGAAGCTGTAAGAAAGTCCGTAGTATGGAACAGCGGCATGGTCGCCACTGATCCTGAACTGTCACAGCTTGTGGCCACTGGTGAAGGCCGGAAAATCAATCGTGTTGGTTACAACGATTTGACCGAGCCAGTTGAAGGTGGAAACACTGTTCAGGCGGGTGTCCACAATCCTGGTTACATGGACGACAGCGACACCTTGCTGGTACCAAACAACACCGATACTTGGGAATACACCAATGTTAAGTGTGCCACAGCGTATGCCCTTGGTGAAAAGCAGATCATTAAGACCTGTAACTGGTTGCCTGATCCCGTTGCTGCACTTAACACCCGGGTCTCAACTTACTGGGCTAAGTTCTTCGATATGTATGCAATTGCCATGCTCATGGGAGTCTTTGCTGATAACGTTGCCAACGACGGTCTGGACATGGTCTACGGTGATGGTACCGACCCTGTAGATGAAACCCTGCTTATTGAAGGTTGGGGTACAATGGGTGATGCCGCTGAACTCGGTTCCGGTATCTTCATTTGTCACAGCATGGTAGCCAAGTCCCTCCGAAAGCAGCAGTTGATTGATACAATCGCTAGCGCGGATAATCCTCATGTTAATTTTGAGTATTTCCAAGGCGCTCGGATGCTGGTTTCTGATCAGACCCCTCTGTACACCAATGGCGCGGATGACACTTGTTTGTCAATCTTGGCACAGCCTGGCACCATGGAGTTCGGTCAATCCACTAACGGTATTATCCCATCCGAGACATGGCGTGACCCACGTTCTGGTGTCGGTGGCGGTGAAGAAATGCTTATCACCCGTCAGCTATTCTCCATGGGCATTACCGGATTTTCTTGGGAAGATGACACTGTTACCGGTTCCGTTGCAGCTGGTGCTATTGGTGGCCTTGATACTGGTACCAAGCTTTTCCCATCAATCGCGGATCAACGTGTTGCTGCTAACTGGGACCGTGTTCTTGATCGTAAGAAAATCAAGATTGCTTTTGTTCACACCTCCGAGAAGCCTGCTTAATTAACCGCTGACTGGAGGTAAGGAATGGCCCTAAATAAAGCAATCATAACGGTAGTCGAAGCCGACACAACCCTGGCCCTTGAAGCCGCTTGGTTATTGTTAACCGACACGGTGAAGGAGAGCCACATTGCCAAGGCTTCGGTATACATTCAGACCGTTTGGGAATGTACCGATATTGATTGGAGCGACGACTCGACCATCCCCGAAGAAGTAAAAGAAGCATGCGCCTACTTTGCCCTCGCCGATTCTAATGGAAATCTGTATGCAGATCCAAAGGATGAAGTAACGGGCAAAGGGCTCATATCCGAGGAAACCGACAAAGTCGGATCTTTGGCATCAACGGTAAAGTATTGCTGTGATAAAGGGGTTGTGGATAATTACGACCTCTTGCAGTATCCCAATGCTTTGATGGGAGTTTGGTGTAACGCTTCAAGCGGAACGGGGTCAGTTAAACTGCAAAGGTGCTAACATGACAAAGGGAGAAAAGTTTCGCACCAAAGCTAGTGCAATTATTAAGAAGTTTGCTGAAGAGAACGGGCTTAGTACATATCATGAGGTTACGAGTTTACCCGCCACCTCATACAACCCATCCACCGGAACGGATACCCCGGTGTTAGTTGAGCATACTTGCTACATGGCATTTGATGTTCTTATGGCAGGGTTGATGCCTACAGCAGCGGCCGCAGTTGTCGACCCTGAGTTCTTTGCTAATCATCGGCTTGCATTAATTGCTGGTGCTGATTTGACAGTGACACCAGAGGAAGGTGGTTTTGTAACCCCGGCTGGAGGCACTGGGAAGTTCAGGATAGCAAAGGTTGAGACCGATATGTATGGTGCCCTTTACACTTGTTATATAGCGAGGAAGCCAGAGTGAACCATTCGGATAAGTTTTCAAAAGAAATGAATGCCGAGTTCGCCAAGTTAACGGGGAGCGTGGCAAACGCGATTACCCATACCGGCCTTTATGGTTGGAATTTGGTTACTTCCCTAACACCAGTTCTTACTGGCAGGGCCAGGGCTTCGTGGTTACTTAACGTTGATGTGGCCCCCGATACGACGGTTGCCAAGGTTGATACAAAAGAAAGGTTTTACGATGATCCAAAAAGACCATCAATAAGCTTTGACCTTGAGCGGAATCAAGCGATTGTCATATCTAACAACGTTGAATACATTGAAGATTTAGAACACGGTTCCGACAAAAGAACGGCGTTTGCAATGGTTGCAACAGCTACCCCTCGAATAGAAAACGTTCTCAAAAGGAGGTTAAAGAAAATAAAATGATACTGGATTTTACTGTGTTGAGGGAAATAGTTGAAAGTTACTTACACGACAATTTTACTTTATGTCAAGTAAAATATGAGAATGTTCCTTTGGATACATCGAAGTTGGATGAATGGATAGCGGTATTCGACAAACCAACATTCTCAGAATCAACGGGCCTTGGTATGCAATCTGCGTTGACGGGAGGTGTGCTTGTGTTTCAGATATTTACACCTCGCGGTACTGGTACGCAGCGTGCAAGGGAGATTGCCAATGAGCTTGTTTCCCTCTTCGGTGAAGAATCCATCTCCGGTGTTGCGCTATTAACCCCGGAATTACACAGCGTTCCGAACAACGAAAGCTGGCATCAAAAGAACCTCCAGGTCCCTTACCTAGCGATAATGGGCCAGGAAATAACCTGTTAACAGGAGGCTAGATATGGCTGTCAAACAAACTGCCGCTAACTTTTTGGTCGCTCAGGCATCTGCGCTTATTTATGACGCAGCAATGACTACCGAAGCGAACATTAGCGGTCTTACTGGACTGACCCTACCATTGGGTTTTGAGATGTCCACAATTACGGTATCGGAAATGGGACGACGGATTGACCTCGTTGTACCCTCTGGTGGCGCTTACACTTCGATTGATATTGTTGCTAACTTTTATGCCGGCGACCCTATTCACGCGATCTTGCAAGCAGCGGCTTTGAACTCAACAAAGCTTACCACCCTCCGTTTTTACCTCAAGCAGGGCTGTGACTTTGCAGCGCTTGATCTTATCAACGATGCTCCAGGTGCCTACCTTATTGGTACGTACTCACCACCCACTGCTGCAAGCAAGAACGCCCTGTACCAGAATACAATTTCTATTCTGCCTGCTGGATCAAGCGTTCTGTTTATTGCACACTCAGCACCAAGTCTCGGAACCAATATTACTTTTGTTTCCGAAACAACAACTGGCGCAGGGGCAACAGCAACATTGTCCGCTGGTTCATGGTCAGTTTTCGGCTTTGAAGTCGGGGACGTTGTGCTTGCTGACAAGGTAGGAAGTAATGATCCTCTTTACCTCCAGGTAGAGACTATCACTGGTACAGGTGACGAGATCATGACCTTTACCGAAAGCACAGGGGATTCGGCGACCATCCCGGATGCCACTGGAGCAGCGGCAACTCAGTTGCATGGTGCAACGGCTATCGAAGTAACCGGTCTTGCGGTAACCTGCAACTAACCAAATTGTCCCTGAAACCTATTCTCTCTTGGTGGGGAGTCTAGGTGGATGGGACATGTTAAGGAGAGAATAAAATGGCAATTGAAAAACTCGATCTTGGAAGAAATGGTACCAAGAGCATTAACAAGCGCATCCTTCAAACAGGGACACCAACAGATTTGGTGGTAGCTCAGGGTACGCTTACTGTGGATGCTCAGGTAACGGCAGATGATACCATGACCGTTGATACCACTGATTATACTTTTGTTGCTGCTGGCACCGCAGATGCTGCCGGGGAAATCAACCTCGGAGCCGACTTGGCAGGGACTCAGGAAAATATAGTAAAGGCGCTTAAAGGTACGGACGGGTACAACGTTTTGCATCCTACTGTAACTTGTGCCGCTGCGTTTGGGGGAGCGGATGACCTTGAGATTGAGGCAAGGGTCGGTGGAACAGCTGGCAACGCGATTGCTACCACTGAGACATTCACCGCAGTGACCAACGTTTTCGATGCTGCCACACTCGGAACCACTCAGGCAGGCGCCGGAACTTATACGCCAGACGTTGAGCCAGGGTCTATGCGGATTGATGCCACCAACATTTACATCTGTACTGGTACCAATGGCATGCTTGCACAAACCTGGCGCAAAATAGCACACTCAGCGCTTTAATAAGTAATCCCCACCAAAGGAGAATATAATGGCAAGGTTAACTTCACAGAAAACGAAAAAAGTATTTCGCCCAGATGATGAAGATGGAGCATGGGTAGAAATCAAGTATTTGAAGAAAGGGGTCAGGAATCGGATCTCCGCACTCAGCAACGATGTGACGGCAACCGGTGACAGCGGTGAGATGGCAACCACCATCGCCCTGAACCAAACGAAAAAGCGACGCCTGTTCTACGAAAATATAATTGTTAAATGGGGTAACTTTTTCGACAGGAAAGGGAACCAGGTTAAGCCGACTCTTAAAAACATTATGTCTTTTGACGAAGAGCTTGGCGACCTTTACGAATGGCTCCAGGAAGAGTCCGAAGCTTACATTATTGAAGTTGAAGACGGAGCGGAGGAAGAACAGGGAAATTAGTGGCGCTAGGGGAATGGTTTTCGGGTGTCGGCCGTATCCCTTGCGCCAAATGTGAGGAGGTACACCTTGCTATTAAGAAGGAGCCTCCTTGTGAGACATGTTTTCCCGGAGTACACAGGTGGAATACAGCAGCTGTTGCTGTATACAAAGAATGCGAGAACCAGTATGTTGAGATCAATGGTCACATTGTTGGGCTCAGCCTCGAAGCATTTGAGATAGCTTGTGAATGGCACGGTATCATCGAAGAAGAAAGGCAGGAGATTTGGACTAAGGTAAAAGTAATCGTTGGCACCTTGATTGCTCAGTGTGTTGAAAAGGCAGAAGAGGAAAAGCGATTACGAAAGTTAGAGGGAAAGTAAATGGCCAGGCTCCAGATAGAAATTGACGCTAAAGACGCTTCGAGGGCATTGGATCTGCTAGAACGGGATTTGATCGACTTTGAAAGTCAAGTCAAAAAATCTGAACGCACCACAAAAAAATTCAGTGACAACATAGCCAAGGATCTTAAACGTGCCGGGCTTGCTGTCGGTGGATTTTTTGCGGTTAGGGAGGCGGTGGAATTTGGTAAAGAGCTCGCCAACCTTTCAGATGATTACACTAAGATTGATTCAAAAATAAAATTGGTCACTGAGGACGCCAAGGAATTCGAAGCAATTTTTGAAAGTCTTTACCAACAAGGTCGAGATACAGGGACCGTACTTGAGGTTAATGCTCAGGCGTTTGCCAAGCTTGCTCATGGGATGCAAGAAGTTGAGCGGTCGGAAATTGTGGGGTATCTCGAAACCGTTAACCAATCACTTACCGTCGCTGGTGCAGGTACCCAGGAATCAGCATCGTTTATGTTGCAGTTCGGGCAAGCCATGGGATCGGCAGTAATCAACGGGGACGAGCTTAGATCCATGGTCGAAGCGAACTCCTATTTGATGGGTAAGTTAGCAACTCATATTGGTACCAATATACGGGGACTGAAAGAGATGGGGGCCGCCGGCACTTTAACGCGGGAAGTGTTCGCCAAAGCCCTGACTGAAATATCCGCATCTGTCGAAGACGATTTTGGTCAAATTCCGATCACCATTGAAAAGGCAGTAAATAAGTTGAACGAATCTTGGAAACGGTTATTCACCGACGCAGAGCAGGCAGCGGGCGGAAGCAGAACAGTCGCCTTGGCCATTTCGGATCTTGCCGATACGGTTGAAGAAAATCGGGAAGAAATCACGGAAGTTTTTGTGGGAATCCTCGACAGCATACCAAGTGTTGTGTCAGGGATCGGTTCCATTGGCAGCGAGATGTTAGCCTTTGGTGGAATCGTTTCGGATGTGTATTCAACAGTTAAATCTATTGGAGGACCCGGGGCTTTGGAATGGGGCTTAGTCGGCGCTATCCTTTTGAAAGGGCCAAAGGGTTACAACGGATTGCTTGCTGGTCTTGTTGTTGTAAATAGTGCACTTGAGAACTATAACCTTCACCTAGGAAGTCTTGTATCAACGTCCCAAGAATTTGGTGGTGCGTTTGAAAACATGTGGGATGTCATAACCGGGAAAAGGGATTTCAACACCGGTGCATTGACGGACGGGTCTGACGAACTCAAGCGAGCCGCTGAAACGTGGAAAGCACCTGAGACAGCAACAGTTGAGCTTGACCTTGATACAAGCCAGGCAAAGGATTCACTTGCTGAGCTTGATCGCTTGCAACAAAACAGCGCAAGAGATTGGGTCAAGGAAAATGAAAAAGCAACTGAAAAGATGATTAAAAAGTTGTCCAAGGAAATAACCGATCTTCAGGACGACATAGCCGACTCCACCAAAGACTTCGCTTCCGAGCTTCGAGAGTTGCAGCGGGAGGGGATGACGGATGAAGGCGCTTGGAAAGACCTGAACAAAGAAATCTCTGAGTTCAAAACGAAAGCTGCCGACGCTGCAAAAGCAGGGCAGTGGGGTGAGCAAGCGGATTACCTTGAGCGTATCAAGGAGCTCATTCAAAGTATGCCGGACGAAGTTACCGAAACCGTATCCCCTGAAGACGTGGAGCGAGCCCGGAAAATTTATGACTATCAACTCAGGATTACCAGAGGTGGTCGATCTGCGGTTGGCGATGCAGCAGGTCCATTCCAGGAGGCTAAAAAGGAATATGAGTCATTGCTGGCAGCGCAAAAGGACGGGCAACGTGAAGTCCTCTCCCAGGAAGAGGTCCTCAAGCAAAAGATTGAGGAAATGAGACAAGTAAACGAAGATATCCTTGAAAACAAAAAGCAGCAGCTTGAGACAACGGCCGAGGAAAAGCAGAGTCTTGAAAAGCAGTTGGCAGACTACAAGGAAATGGCATCCGGTGCAACGGACGCAACTTCGGAATTAAACGACGGCGCTGCCGAAGTAGGGCAGACATGGGTCGAGGTCGGGGATACTTGGGAATTGGTTTCCAATGATATTATCGACCAGGTTCAAAATATTTCCGCTGAGCTGGACACAGCAATCGGTAAAATGAATGAGCTAGACGCCGGCGTTCAATCCTCAGGCTCAGACACTGGGACTAGTGGGGCAAGGGCATTCGGTGGCCCGGTTGAAGCTGGGAAAGAATATTGGGTGGGTGAGAGGGGCCGTGAAAAGTTTACACCCTCAACCTCCGGATTCATAACCCCAAACAATAAACTAGGAGGCGACAGTAGCAGAGGCATGATTGATATAAACCTGAATCTTGGTGGTGAGACAATCAAGTTACAGGGTGATCAAACCAACATCGATGCCCTACAACGCCAAATAGCAGACAAAGAGAGGTACACCTCATGATAACGCTCGGAGGAGTTACCATAAGTGACAATATGTACCTGAAAGGGGTGCATACTTCACCTGAAGTGTTGGTTCAGCAGGACAGGAGCCTGAATGGCGGTTCTCATTTGACGGTTCAGAAAATAAACGGGGGAAAGACGTATACCCTCGGAACCACAAATGCTAACGGTAGTATAATGGGCATTTGGTGCTCCTCCGTTCTTGATCAAGTAAAAGTGTTGGAATCGGCTGGTGTTGCTGTTCCCCTTAACTACCGTGGGATTATTTACCCAGCAGTTTTGATTGTGGAGGTTCCGAAAATGGATCCTCTGTATCATTTTGAATTGGAAGGACCTGATAAAAAGTATCTGGGTCATATAACTATCACGGAGGACTAAAATGGCAGACGTTGCTTTGCAAGACTTAAAAATGTACTCACCATTGGTCGTTAATGACCAAGGCAACAATGGTGGCCATATCGATTTAACAGATCAACTTATTTCTGGGGCTTTGGAATCTACCTTTGACGACGTTCCAAGCGATGAAAGGGAAACTGGTTCAGACAAGGACCGGAAAGTTTTCCTCGCTGTTCAAAGTAACAACAATGGCTCTACCATGAGCAACCACGTTTGGTTACACGTTCCGACCCCGGGTGAGGACTGGGCCGTGTTCTACCCTGCAACGGTTCTCGACACAGCGGCCACGGTTGCAAAGACCACACCGTATGGAGCTGGCGTCCTTGCGTCTAGCGTGTCCATTGGTGCCACCCAAGTAGTAATCACGGTAGAGGACTCCTCCCTAAGTGGTATCTTCAGGAATGGGGAAAAATTCATAATTAGCAATAAGGAATTTGCATCTTCCACCACTAACAACGCCGAAAAGAGGACAGCTAATGCAGTACCTGGGGCTGTTGGGACGCAAGTTACTATTACCTTTGACGAGCCACTAACTAAGGCTTTCGCCGCTGGGTCAATGGTAAGTTCGATATACGAGCCAGGAACTATTTCAGCTTCCGTTTCAGGCTCAACCGTAACCTCCACTGCCGGAACATTTGACGACACAAAGGTTACCTTGAATAATATCGGCTGCACCTCTGAGACCCTGACACTCACCATGTCCTCAGCCACGGCCTTTACCGCCGTTGGAAGTATCTCGGGGGCGTTAGCAGCAGGGAGCACGGTTGCGGAGTACGCACCTACTAATCCAACTAACGGATCTGTCCTTGCCACGATACCAACCACCGCTTTCGGTGGTGCCTATGTAAATGGTGATACCATTGAGATTGTGCTAATTGGGGCTTATTTCGCAGTTTTCGAAAACAGAATAATTCCTGCACTGTGCGGATCGGTAAGCTCAAATAAAATCCATTTGGCCTGGTCTTGTGAAAGTTCATGATACTAGCATAAGCGTTGGCGTCGGGGATGTATCTGGTTTTACTGGTGTCCTAATCGAGCAGGAAGATTGGGCACCGTATACCGGGTATGTCACCACGGCCAACATGGTCCGGACGATAGCGTCGTACCTCTACAACGAGGATTTCGGCGCTACCGTCAATTGCGGAATGGTTGACGGCAACATGGCAACTATTCTTTACGTTTACCCACTTGTTGAGGACCTTGCCTTTGAGTTGCATCTAAGCAGGGGAACACTCAGCGGCGCTATCCGGGAAGACTACGTTGAAACCGAATCCGTGTTTTTCAAGCTTACCGATAGCAAAAAACTTAAGTATCCAGGAAGGGACATTGTTCACACGGAATGGTTGACCAGTCCCCTAGATTCCAAGGGAGCAGATGTCAACGCTACCCTTTCAGTTTCGAATGGGTACGCTTACTCAGATGTTGCTGTATATGGGACTGCCATTATCAAGTATAATGTGACTCGCTATTCCTATTCGGTAGTGGTGGAACCTAGAGCGGAAGCTGACGAAAACTTGTATAATAGTGTGGCATACGCAGTTTATCAGGGCGGGGTGGTACATAAGGTCCTAGACCCACCACCCAACTCGGAATCGTATGACGGTGACGCCGGGTGTATCGGAGGGGTGTCAATTAACGGCTCAGTCTCACAGGATGAAGACGACTTACCTGAAGACCTCCACCGAAACGCAAACCGAGTGATAGTGGTTGACTACTGCGCTCAGGAAACAATAACGGACGAGATTTATGCCTACTAACAATTACGAGGACGTTACTATTTCGGTCTCGGAAGACTCGGACACTCGGGGGAGTGTCTGGGTTTTTATCGAACCCGAGAAGGTAAAAGCAGCCTCGGTAAACACAAACGACCTAGTCCAGATGTACAGCCTGGCCCTTTCAGGGGTATCGGCAAGGTCCTACCTAGAGGACGGGTGCAACGTAACAGTATCAACGGACGGAACGGTGGAAACATTTGTCAACTTTTATGTATGGCCTAGTGATCCAGCGTTGGAAATGACCATTGGTGCAAGCATTGGCGATGTGGTGGAAAAAACAGTTGTAGCCAGGAAAAGGAATTTCGACATAATAGTGGCACAGGCTACCTTTATGCCGTTTCCTTTTTATTGTTCAGGAGCGGCAGTTATTTCCAGGAGCCCTTGCTATGACGCCGTTGGGAATGTTATCCCAGAAGTTGGGTATACCATAACACCTACCGGAATTGAGTTTGAAGAGGCTCATTTCTCAATCCTAACCATTTCGGCAACGGCGCATGGTTTTTATTGTAAAGACCTAATCTCCTTTGACGACACTTACAATTTTGACCTCGATTCTAAAAACGCCATTACCAATGTTGAGGAATCAGCGTTGGTAACATTTCAGGCGGAAGACGGAACCACGGAAACTGTGAGTGAGCCCTTGGAGATCCCGCCTTGCGTGGCCTACCTCTTGGAGACTTGTCCCGGTACCGATGACCTCCGGATTGTTGGGAGCGCAATTGGGGACGACGAAAAGAGGGCGGTAGTTTACTATGCAACCTGTACGGGAGCAGTAATACTGGTAGATTATGAAAAAATATGAAGACAAAGCAATAGCAGTTGGAATCCTGGAAGATGATTATGGTGCTGCCTGGATATTGGTCGAGCAGGCGGCATTCACAGTTGACCAAGTAAGCCCTGCTGAGACAGCCGCTTTTATAGACTCCGTTTTTGATACCGACCCATGTATAAACCCAGAGTCGGAGGAATCAAACGAAGTCGAACTTGACGAAAGCGGAAACGCTGAGCCACCTTTAACTTTGGCGGAATTCGATGAAGAGGTCAAGAAACTAAACTACTCGGTATGCTCATATAACGGGGACAACTGCTCCATCCAGGTTAATGTTCACACCTCCCACGACGCAGAAACAGTCCTAAAGATATTTGGCGGGGATGTGGTTTCTGGCCCCATTATAATAACCGAGGAGTTTGACCAAACGTATTCGCTAGATGGGGAATCCTCAATTTTCACGGAGAGGCGTTTTACCGGAACACCGTCAATAACCATGCATGGCTTTGTAAGCGCTGGGAACGTGGAGGAATCTTTCAGCAACAGTGTTGCCTACCTCGGGACTTCGGTTAGTGGTTCGGTTCGTATTACAGGGACCATTACTTACGCCCAATATGAAGTGTCCATTGACTCGACTGAGGACACGGTAATGGCCGTTGGTTTTTTCGAGGGTATGGTGGACGACACCGAACTTGAGACTCCTCCGGTAGACGAGACAATTGATGATCCGCAAAGGTTTTGCAGTTATGGCCAGGACTTAAACGTAACACCAGACAACGTTTCGTGCTATAAACTGGTTAACTACTTGACAAAATGTAAATGCTCAGGTGAAACGGTTGACCGGAGGACAGTTGAGCAATCAGCGGATTGCGGAGACGGTGATTTGTTTTGTCCTCAGAATCAAAGTTCATGTAGAAAACTTATTGGCTCGGAAACCTATGTGGAGGGCTATGTAGACTGCGACGAAACCACCGGGGACATTTCCGACCCTGAATTTTATGAGCAGAAATGCTGCCACCCGCCCGGGATGCCTCTGCCTAAATGTGCTGAGACTACCACCATCTATCGTGGCGGTGTTGGGATAAAAGGAGGTGCACAAAAGTATAAAGATATTTATGGTGACAATACCAGGATAGTGCCAGTAGGGCCAAAGGGGCCGAACTGTGGGACTACAACGGTTAGGCAGCAGCTTGCAGGTTTGGATTGCTGCGAAAAGGCTACCCCGGTGACTTTCGATGAAATTACTTCCCCGTCCGTCATGGCTGATTACAGCAGTGGTATCTTTTACATAAACGGTGGGCTTGCTCCTTTCACGTACATGAGCGGACAGGCCGAGACTCATTTCCTGGATGATAACGGAAGCAAGACCCAAAGCATAACCACAAAGGCAGGATATATTACTTTGCACTCTGAGGACATTTGTGGAACCCTTTTTATCTCGGTGGCGGATGCCTGTGCAACGGAGTACACCTACACTTTCAGGGCAGTGGACGGTTCCTGGGTCCTGGTTGAGAGCAGGCGCTGGTCAGAGCAGTGTTATCCGGGTGGAACTTGTTACAATGACGAAGATAGAAGTTGCTCGTATGACAACCCAAACGGATCTGGCCTTCCTCAGGATGAGTTTGACCCAGTTCATAGCGTTACAGTGGCAGAGGATGGGAGAAGCTGGACAGTACAGACCATTGACGGGTCTTTACTATTTACTGAATATGGGAAAATAGGGCTTGTCCGGTCTGACGGGGAGTACTCCACCAACCCCGTTACACTGTGCGGCGAAAGGTTATACACTTACGATGGGTATCCAAACTGCTTGGCAATCCCTGCTGAGGTTAATCCTCTCAGTTGCGATTGGTACGATACCTATTCCTGTAACGTTAACAACGGGTGTGCTCTTTGCAGTCCTGATTATTACACATATTTGGATAGGTATGGCGTAAGTGTTTGTGGTACCAGAAGGACAGCAGTAGGCTATCGGATAGACCGAAGAACATGGCACGAATGGAGGTGCTGATATGAGACTTGACGCATATACAACTAGGCAACTGGCTGATTTCTTTTCTTTGTTAAAGCAAGCCGAAAGAAAGCTTGTTTCTATCGGGCATCTTACAACGCTCGTAAAAGAGCGCCTAGACGCAAACATGGAAAAGCAAAACGAGGTATCCAGGAAGGCCAGGGAAAACCAGAAGAAGGCAGAAAAGCACCGTTTAAAATGTCCGGAATGTAGGCAACCAATGTTGCTGCTTAATGTTAACGATAAACCCGAGACTATGGTTGGCGGTGACTTTGTTTATTCCTCGCTGTGTTTATCGTGTCACTATGACGAGTTTTACACTGGCGCTGATATTGCAGATCTAAAAAATGTACCCATTGATAGGTGATTGAAATGATTCCTGGCTTTAACGTAAACAAAAAAATTGATCTTAAGGTACCAACCCAAAGTACGGAATTGGTAACCCAAGCCATTCCTCTCATACTAAAAAAAGTTCGTACATCTGACGACCTAACTGGATTATTCAACGGTGACGACTACTTTCCGCCAAGCACCATTTTTTGGGAGGAGTATAAATACAACTCTTTGGACGCAGCCACAATAGCAGGAAATGCATTGCGGATTAATATAATCAACTCTACGGATGATTCCTACGGTCAAGTTACATCAAAGTTTTTCCTGACTGGTGATTTTGATGTATCCACAGACATAGAGGTGGTTTCAGCAGTTTCCCCAAGCAGCAGCTACTCCTACCTGGCTAAGCTTCGCATCCAGCCATTGAATAATACCTACTGCGAACTGAACTTACAGTTACCATACAACGTTGGTACAAGATTCTTCGCTAACTCCACCGTTGATAGCCCTGTTTATAGCACATCCCTGACAAACACCAAGTTAAGGATTAAGAGAGTAGGTAGTGTAATGACTGCCTATGTATGGGATAACGATAGGTGGGAGTGGGACGGAAGCACCTCAGGTTTTACTTTTACCCATACATTCAGTGATCCAGTTCAGATTTTGCTTAGGACCTCCGGTGATTTTGGAGGAACATCGGAGCTGCTATACAGTAATATTTCGGTTACCTCCGATGATTTTTATTGGCCACCAGAAATACCAAACGGAACAGGGACAGAATCCCTAGATTGCTCAGTTGTTTTCGAGGACCTATTGGTTGAAGATATTATTCCGTATTTCGACACAAGCGTGGTCTATGCATCCCCGGTTAATGGGGCTGTCGGTGCCACGACCTTTGCAACACTGAAAGGAACGGCAATGACCCGGGCAAGTGGAACCGGTAGCATACAAGAATCAACAACACACCTAGGCGGGTCTTGCCTCAGGATGAATGGTGACGGTTACTACAAAACCGATGTTGATGGCCCAGCAGGTGGTTCCTTTACCCTAGAGTGTATGTGCTGTCCTGATAACGGGGCTGCTAACGCTGGGATATTTGGGTTCGCAACCGCCGGAAGTTACTATAGCCGTGGCTGTATTTCCGCAGCAGCGTCCTCTGACACCTCTGTGACCTATCAGTTAAATCACCAAAGTGATTCTGGAGGGGTATTTAAATCATTCGCTATCAGTAGGGTACCAGGACAAGTTGATCATGTGGTATTCCAAGTCAGGGATGGGGATACACTAGAGCTTTGGATAAACGGAATATTCAGAAGTGACATATTCACAGGTGAAAATCTATCTGGCACAAGGCAATTGTCTATAGGCGTTCTGTATACGGGAAGCACAAATCGCTATTACTCAGGAACAGTGAGCAATATCGTTTATACAAAAGGTGTTGCTGTTTATACAACTAGGTTTAGAAAACCAGAAACAGAGATGTACATACGCGTTGATCCTGACTACTACCTAAATAGGATAGCGTTAGAAGACACGGTGACTGAAAATCAATGCTTTATTGAAAGGGTTACATGGGAAACAGATTACGCAAAGCTCATGGTAAGAGTCCCAAAGATAAACGAACACGGGGCTAGTGATCAGTTCACAGGTGTTGACGGCTCAGTCCCTGATACCAACCTTTGGTTAGCAGGACATGATTCTGTTGACGGCGGAAGCACAAACGGAACAGTTGAAATAAGGAATAACAAGCTTAGAATGGTTGTTCCTGGTGAAGTAGCAGCTCCCATGGTACACAGTATATACACGGTGGATGGAGACTTTACGGTTGCCGTTGATTTCGCCTTGGCTTACGCTCCTAGCCCAGACACCAACTGGCAGTTTGGCCTTTATATATCTGACAGCCCCTATGGGGAATCAGCAACATCATACATTTATTTAAACAGAGAAAACGCCTCCCGTGGGCCGTATCGTGCAGCTATCGCTCCAACTACTGCACTAGGAGGCTCTGCTGACATTTCTGGCCAGCTTCGCGTGAGGCGTGTCGGAGCAACCATCTACTGCGAGTATTACGATGGTGGGTGGGTTGTCCTTCTTTCTGGAACGAATTTTGGTCTTGGTACAGCTTACATCCGTTTGCGTACTAGGGAATGGGTGGCCGCTGGGCCTACCGTAGATGTAAGCTTTGATAATTTTACCTTAGAAGCGGATTCTGTCGTTTACCCAGAGGGGTTTGAAAAGTACGGAGCTGAGCTTGCTTTTTATTACGATAAAGATGCTCATGACAATGACACTGTCCCCACGACAGTGACTCCGGCGGAAGCTAGTGACGATTTTACAGGAACAAGCGGTGATTCACCTAATGAGTTATTATGGTATAACTATTTAGGGCTGCAAGGGTTTAGAATACTAAGCAACAAGTTAAACTGCTCTATAAGTGCTTCCTTGGATAGGAATACTTTAATCAGTCACTCATCCTTCCTTGGCGACTTTTCGATAAGTGTTGATTGGGATGTAAGTGCTCCTGACGTTCATTTTTGGCTAGCAAGACTATCAATAAAGAACAATCTTGACGTAAATGATCAGCTTTTTTATATTGATAGAAGGTACGTTTCTGGATTGCACAGAGTGACAGCAGGAATATTCATAGATTTTATTGATGCGGGAAGTGACTTTGACGCAGTAACAGCCACAAGTGGATCATTTAAAATTACAAGAGCTTCTGACGTTGTTACGATATCCTATAATACCGGGTCTGGATTTGTTGCCCTTTATTCTTCATCCGGATGTTACACCGGCCCCGTTTTTATAGAACTAAAAGCAGAAACAGGGGCTTCAATTACATCAACTACAAATTTTGATAACTTTGTAGTAAACTCAGCAGACACTATTTTAAAATACTCGCCAATTGCTGACGATTTTACAGGCGCTAATGGTGACACACCTAGTAGTGCTTTGTGGACTGACGTTATACACAGTTCAGCAGATGGCGGGGACACAAGCGGAACGATAAGCGTACAGAATGACAGCCTACGGTTTGACGCTGCTGCCATATCTTATCCGTATATTAGATCCTTGTTTAAGTTGTCTGGTGACTTTGACGTACAGGTAGATTTTATACTAGATGAAGTGCCGTCTAATGACAATGCTTGGGCTTTCGGAATTGTGTGTGGAACAGCCCAAGATGATCCCCCGCACGCATGTGAAAATTACGCTGCATCAGCAGTATATAATACAGCATACGGACCTTATAGGAGCTTTATATCTGGGAGCACTGGCGTGGCTGGAGGCTCCCGTGATTTGTCTGGTACCCTTAGGATTTCAAGAGTCGGCACTACAATTACCTGTTACTACTTGGATGGCGCTTCTTTTGTTGCATTGACCACAGAAACAAGCTACACAGTAGAAGACGTGTACATAACCTTATGGGCAAGAGTTTGGTGGGCCTCAGTTACATTAGGAGGCAGCTTTGACAACTTCGTAGTTAACTATGCTGAAGGAATAACCGGCTACGTGGGCGAAACCGGTTCTTTTCCTGCTACAAAAGTGTACAAAGACCAGGAGGTTTTTGTGTCACACTTTGCCACTGACCCATCCGGTACTGCACCTCAAGTATTAGATTCCACTAGTAGGGCAAAACATGGGACTTCTAATGGCACTATGCTATCAGGCGATCTGATAGATGGAGCAACTGGCAAACTAATAGAGTTTGACGCCACAGATGATTACATCAATTTTGGTTACCATGAAGACCATAATATAACAGACTTGTTGACTGTAGAATGTTTGTTTTCACCCACAGACGACATTGGAAATCCTACCGATAGGTATCATTACTTAATAGACAGGCAGCAAGGGCTTAATGACTCATACGCATTGGCGGTAAACAATGCTGGTACGTTACAGCTTGGTACTTTTGGTGGGAACATAAAATCAACAGTAACGGACTGGGAAGCAGGGCATGAGTACTACGTTGCAGCAACTTATAGCTCCTCAGGAAATGTCGGCTTAATGTATATCTATGACACTACAGCAGGGACCGGTGGCATAGAAACTCTCAGCAACGATACCATTGAAGCCATGGCCGGGGCCACCTCTGACATGTTAGCTGGTACTGGGGAAATAGGGGACTCAACCCTTCACCTGAGAGGTGCGATAGGCTTTGAGAGAATATCCAATAGCGTTATGTCCTCAACGGAAATAGATGTTGTTGCTAAGTCGTTTACTGACTCCCTTTTTACCGCATCAATACCAGAGATACTTGCCGGGGTGCTCTACGTAGACCTGGTCCAGAATTATGCGCTTGTGGATAAGTTTGTGGTTGACATGGTACAGGAATACGGGATCGGTGCGGCTTCCCTAGTTACCGACATGGTTCAGTATTACGGAATCGAGATGCTGTTGGAAATGGTACAGCAATATGGTGAAAGCCCTGAGATGTTAGTCGAACTGCTGCAACACTACACCCAAAGCAGGTACCATGTTGTCGACTTTGTTCAGGATTACGGAGAGGCAAGCAAGCTGGTTGTCGATATGGTTCAGACATATAAAATGAATCCGCTGCTTGTCAAGGAATTTTTACAAAAGTACACAATAAGCGGAGGTTACCTTGTAAAGGACTTTGCTCAGGGCTACGGAATCAAAGAGACTACGTCTTTAACAAAGGATTTCACCCAACCGTATGCAATGTTGCCAGAATCCAGTTCCGACGAAAGTGCAGCTATGGTCGAAATTGACGGTACCGAAGTTCAAGTAAATTCCGTTTCCCAGCTCAGGTTTACACGGGAACAGTATGTTGGGTCATGTAATGCAACAGTAATAAAGAAGGCCGTTTACCGGAGCATCCCAATTGGGGCGGATGTGACAGTAACCGCAATGGGGAGGACATTTAACTTTGTTGTTACTGGCAAGGAGCGAAATGAGGCAGCAGGAAGGTATCAGTACTCAGTACAGTTTATGTCAAAAGCTGTGCTCCTGGATTTCCCCTATGCGTCAAAGGTACCGGAATCATTTGTAGTCAGTGGAAAGGCAAGCCAAATAGTTAACGCCCTTGCCGCTCTTGAGGGGGAAACGGTAACCTGGATGCTCCCAACGGACCCAGTCCTTACTGAAAGCAATGTTACTGCGATAGGTGATTCCCCACTTTCGGTAATCAGGAACATAGTTAACGAGTTAGGCGGTAAAATAAACTCCTTGTATGCCGGCGATATAATAGCGGTTCCTCATTATGTTGTTGACTCCGATAAGTTCGACCAAATAACAACACCCACCTACACCTTTTCTGAGGGTGACGACTTCAGCTCCCTCCGTACTGCAATTGAGAAAAAGGACGGATGGAATAGGGTCGAGGTGGGAACGGTTCTCAACGCTTCAGGGCATACGATTGTTCCCGAAGAACAAGAAGACGGTTCCTTCATTATAAAGGTTTACAGGGTGCCATGGTCTGGGGTAGCAGTTCGCTTGGTCACCTCCGAACTCACAAATGTTAGTTTGATAAGTAATGGCCTAGTGGTTGAGGAGGTAACGGACGAGGACTTGGAATTCCATAATGGGGAAGGAAAATTGACCAAGCCCTGTTATGGTTTGGTATCCTCCGAGTATGGGACTAGGACTAATCTGGGTACAGTAACACCAGAAGAAAACGGCACAGTAACAACCGCAATTTCTGGTGATTCTTTATGCAATATAACTTATTATACAAAGTATTGGAGTTGGACTTTAAGCGGAACCGACGAAGAAGCGGTTCAATTATCATTGGAGCTTGTATAACATGAGCGAAGAAACAGTAGTAGTTCACCTTAATAGTGGCTCCCAGGAGGGGGCCTCCTACCTCTTCGATTCCCAGATAGACGAAGATTTGAAAATAAGCCTATATGGGGTTGACAAGGCAAAATGGTTGAAGGGTGACACAGTCTACATAGCAATCAACCATTCTAACAACGTAGTGATTGACGACGTAAGGTCAACCGCAGGAACAATCTCAGAAGCAGGGACTTCGTCCAGGACCCGAGAAATTGAGCAATTATTCAAAAGCAACGATCCGGATAAGCCCACCACCCTGCAACTTCCGGTTGTTGGTTCTTACACTTATAATACCATTGGGTATTCAGGAGTGGCGACGGGTGAGACTGACAGTAAAGGTATAACCACATTAACCGGGGACGTAAACTACGTTCCTTTCAGGGCGGCAGTGTCGATAGATCACACGGTAAAGCTTTTCAAAGTCACCATTGACAGCAACATGCTTGTTGACGGCGGCTACACTTTTAACGTGGTATTCTATATCACGGTATCATAGGGGGGAACATGTCTTTAATAGTTCAACGACTTCCCGGGGACAGGCCAGCGGATGGAATCGTGAGTGCAATACTCACAGATGATATTTCTAAAATCCATAGGGGGACGCAGTTTATAAACGCCAACGACTCAGACCGGGCTTTGTCAACCGCTACCCTTGTTAAGAAAAGTATCCCAGACTACAACGTTCCTATCCTGGTGAATACAAGGGAGGGCGAAATAGTCGGTGGTATCCTGACAGGGATTGAGTTCAATATGTTGCTGACTCCTGACTCCCTTCAAATTCAAACTAGCATTGAGACTGAGAGGCTAAGCGATGGCTGAGATACTAACAATTTCGAGAGTTATATCTGAGACCCACGTAAAAGTTAAATCTGCAAGCGGAAAGGAGCGCTTGGTTTATTGCGACAAAGGGTTCGGTGTCGGAGCATCGGTAATGGTGGAGGCAAATATAGTCCAACGCCGAGCTGAAACACCAAAAGATATTAGAGTAGTAAACGTATAAGGGGGAATGATGGCAAAGGACGGACCACCCGTAAAACCAAACATAGTAAGACCTCCCGTGGTATCCAGAGGTACAGGAAAGCAGAAGGATGTCACTGTATTAAACGACAACCTAGATGTCACTGTTACCAACGAAGCGGATGTAAATGTGACCAACGAAAGCTTCGACGTTTACATCCAGGACCAAACGTCTGATCTGTTGATACTCCCGCTAGCGCAACTCTTAGCTACAACCGCGCTTTCAGCCGTTGCAATAGTAAACGGATATGTAATAGTTGTGGACTCAGTTGTGGGCATTACCGTTGGCGATCATATCCGGATAATAAACGCAGCCCACAACGCCTATTATTCAGGGACTGTGCTTAACATAGATGCCGGTAACGTTATCACCTTGGACTACGCCATAGATTACGCTTATGAACTTGGAAGTGAGGTTACCGTTAGCAACATAAACATGGCGGTGGACGGGAGCATCACCCCGGTACACTTTCACCTCAGGACCGGAAGCCCGTCAGTTCCGTCCTCCATTGATATTACCCGACTAATGATGGTCTGCGAGTGTAGCGGAGCAGTTGATTTGAACAAATTTGGTGATATTATTGGAGGCCTGGAAAGAGGCCTGCTGTTCAGACACCAAACAACTGATAGGATTGATAACCTTTTCGGGTTAAAGAAAAACAGCGATCTTGCCTTATTGGGGTACGACTGGGCTGCTTACTCCGCTAGTCACCCTAATCAGGGAATAAACGGTTTTGCTTGGAGGCTCACTTTCAACGGGCAAAATAAAATGGGCGTGGCAATAAGGATTGACCAATTTGGGCAACTAGGAATGATAGTGCAGGACGACTTGACCGACCTAGTTAACCTGACCGTCGTCCTGGAAGGCCACATTGTGGAATACTAACTGGAGTAATCAATGGGACTACGATTTTGGAATTGGTTTCGACAAAAGAAAAGAAAAGCTCGGTATGAGGAGATCAATAACTTGTGGGTCGATGCCGACGCAACCGGGGAAGCGGGTTGGGTGTATAACGGGGACGGAACCTGGACAGCCACTGCCGTTAACAATACTGGCGTTACTATAAACTCACTCGTCAGCGTAGGCGATACGGTAAAGGTATCCATTATGTTGCTGGAAAGAACAGCCGGAAATGTTAAGCCAAGGGTAATGGGTACCGTTGGATCTGTTCAATACACGGTTCCAGGACCTTACACTGAGATAATTACGGATACCCTTAATTTCACCAAGTGTGGCATTGTTGGGTTTAGCGGTTTTACTGGAACGGTAAGGATAAGGGCTTTCAAGGTGCTGTAAGCACTATTCAATAACCATAACTAGAGGAAGAAAAGATGGGAATTAGAGCAGCAATATGTATGGCTATGGCGCCAGTGGTTTTGACGGGTTGTCTAGGCGGAACTGAGACCAGTACCCTGAAACTGTATGATACAGCAGGCAAGCTCACTACCGAGCTAACAGGTGCAGCAGTACAGAGGGATTGGATTTATATGCAACCGCACTTGGCAAGGGCAAAAGCAAAGAAAGCTTCCTATAAGGATTCAGGTTTTAACATGGAAATGGAGATGGTCAAATTGTCCCCAACTCTTTCAGCTTTGCTTCCTAAAAAGATTACTTTCAGGCCTGAACTTGAGTTCAAGCAAGACCTGGAAACAAGGCCACCGGATCATCGTGGTTGGAATACAGCTGACAAGGTTATTGATGCTGTTACCTTTGGCCTTGGCGCTTACTTCCTGACCGATTACGGAAAGCATTCTTTGGATACTGCTCAGACTCAGTACCACGGGCCTTATAAATCCTATAATCCAACAACAACTACAACTACCGAAATTCCATACGCCCCACCTATGGAGGTAACAGCTGAGTAAGGAGGCTTGATGCCCGGGGAATACAACGGGCCAGAAAGGAGGGAAAATTGTGCTTGTGTTAACAAGGATGAGATTACCCTCCTTTTCCTGGAACGAGATCAATCAATTGCATTCAGAGGTCAGGCCAAAATAGCAGGGTTAGTAGCCCTCGCTATTCTTGGTGCTAGTTTCATGTTTACCAGTATGCACATTGCATCCGCTTCTAAAATGATTCCGGCTGTGGTTAAAGTCGAGTCTGATAAGATAGCGGATCTAAAGTTGACCAACATTGATGAGCACAATAAACTACACCGCTTGGTTAATGAAAACACGGGCAAGTTGTCTACAATGCGAGGTGACATCCGGGTAATGGATGACCGTTACATGCGGGTCCTTTCAGACCTCGGAGAATTGAAAGGGCAGTTAACGCAGCTTGTTAAAATGCTAAGTCAGCACCAAGATAATGAACAAAGGAAAACTACAGGAGGAAGAAATGGGTGAAACAAAATCCGAACTTAAAGTAATTTACATTTGTGTTGCAGTGGTAGCGGCACAGGCGTTAGGCCTAGACCTTGACACCATTGGCGGAATGCTAGGTAACAAGGTTGTGCTTAACTCAGCAGGGGATGCCGTTACAGCTGGGAAAAACGTTGCAGCCGTTGCACAAAGCGGGTCAAAGGATCTGGCCTTTTATGTAACCGCTCTTGGTGGCCTGTATACAGCAGGGCGGTCGTTGGTAAAAGCTGTCAGGGATAATGGTGCTGCAAAAGTTAAAGTTGCCGAAGAGGCGAACAAACCACCGGAGGTAGTCAATGGGTGATCTAGCAGCTAAGTTCAGTCGCTGGGAGTTTGAGTGTAAGTGCGGGTGCGGTCAGGACACCGTGGATTGTAAGTTAATGGACGTTCTCGTTGACCTACATGAGTATTTAAGTAAAATCCAAAGAGCCGAGACAGGGCAACCGGTGCTCATAAACATTACTAGTGGTAATCGTTGTGTAGAATACAACGAAGAGGTACAGAAAAGGAGCAACCCGTTCTACGTCCCATATTCCTCAAAGTCGCAGCATCTTATTGGTAGGGCTGCTGACTTTCAGGTTGGCGCCACCCACGTTGGGTTACATGAGGCGTATACCTACCTTGCCAATAAGTATCGTGGGCATTTAGGTATAAAGCTTTATAAAAATTTTATTCACTTGGACAGCAGGGGAGGAGGCGGCTGGCGGGGATAGGAGTTTGGGGTGTTCCTAGCAATTAGGTTCACCCCTTTGTTTTATTGAACCGGTGTTTCGTCATCCATATTAGAAAGTATTCTCACCATCATTTCATCATCCATTCCATCTGATGCCTTTGGGCTAGGCCTTGAACCCTTGAGCCCCTCCTTTGCAGCGATATTTAGAATGGTCCTGAGCCGTAGCCCTAGGTGAGTAACAGCCTTGTCCATGACCTCTTCGGGCATTTGGCTTAAAATAACGTCAACTAACATCTTATCCGAGGTGCTGAATACCTCCTCAGGAATCCCGGTAACCTCGTTAGCATTTTTTGCAAACTCATCCCGGGTTTTAGTCATTAACTCGATTACTAATTCTTTGCTAGTCATTTGGGTTTTCTCCACATACTCTTTTTAATTGGGTTTCGTCATATCCCAGGTCTAGCAATTCGTTTACCCGGGAGTTATCACACTCGGCATTTTCAATTACTGTCTTAGCCCCCTCGACCATGTCCTTCAACTCAAGCCACCCAGCGAAAAGCAAAGCGGTGGTGAATCCAAACAAAAGGAAAAGTGCCCTAAAATGCTTCCTCATAACAGCGTCCCCCGTTTTATGGTTTGAAGCAAGTCGTTGGAATTCTTGGCGGTATAGTTGGAGCTCAGGCTACGCACCCAGTTTTTTCCAATCTTGGTTTCATATCGCCACGAGATTTTCTGGCACTTAATTCTTCGGAGGTCACCCAGTACATCCATTTTAAAATGACCCCACCTGTCCGGTTCGCCGAAAAGTTCGGTCATTAACTCAATGCTTTCTGCTTTCGCTTTTTGTGCTTTGCTGGCCATGGTATTACCCCTTTGATTTTATGAATTTGCTCCACTGAACCCCGGCTGTGCCTTTATTTACCCCGAGTTCGTTTATAACGTGGTTAACTATTTCTTTACGATCAAGTTTACCCTTTTTGAAATCTTTGTAGCATCGCTCGTAGTATTCACGGGCTATCGTTGTTGCACCTGCTTTGCGTTTCTTTGGCGCAGCCTTTACAGGCGTTACCTTTTTGATGGCCTCAGCCACAGCTTCACCAACACTATTTGCATTATATGCACGGATTATATTTTCGTCCCCTGGCTCACGAACTTGGATTTTTTCACCACATGGGCACTTAATGGTTTCCTTTTTCAGTGTGGTATAGATCACTTCGTCGCATTTCTGACAAATTACTGTAGCCTCTGGATAAATCATCTTATTGCCTCTAATGTGTAGTCTGCAAAATTTACTTTGTCTATTGCACTGATAATGAAAGGGGTAAGTCTTCCTTCTTTGTTTACGCCTGCGTAGTGCGTGGCAGTTTCTTCAACGGGAAATTCCATAATGTGTATTATAAACGTTCCCCGTGTAAAGGTCACCCGAACTAACCTAGGTTGCTCCTTTTTTATAAACTGCTCAATCGCTCGGTAGTTATCCATTATTCGGTTACCCCCGGTATGCTGTATTGTCTCCCATTGCAGGTTAGGATAGCCCCTTTAGTCGGTGTCCTATAATTCTTGATGTACTCACCTATGCCTTCCCAAAGCTGTTCCTTTGTTCGTGCCTCAAATTCATGGGCAGGATATGTGTGGCACCAGTGACGGTTTGCTCTGGCGTCCTGTTCCTTCTTCATTTCAAGGCGCTCGTTGATAAGAGTCCCGAAGTGCCCAGCGACCAACATACCACAGCCGTTATCTATTTTCTTTGTCCCAAGATAAACAAAGCGAAAGTATTTTTTATCACTTGAAAAACGCTTTTCTCTTTCTTCCCGGTCTTTACGATAAGTAGCCATCATGTCCTCTTGTTTATTTGTTCTCGATTTGATGACTACATATTATCCCGAGAACGGTTATGCTGCACCAATTACTTTGCTAGTTTATTAAATATTCGGCGGAAAATGTATGACCGAATAACGCTGGTAAAGGTAAAGATTAGGGTTATTTCCCATGCTTGTGTTGCTGTAACCTGAAACCCGAAAAGTGGCAATAGGAAAATAGTTATTACCCACGCCACCAATATCCCGGTGACGTAGTTTAGGAACACTTCAAATGCTGAACTAAGCCGCGATTGCATAATCTTCTATCTCACCCCAATTGTGACCAGCTTTGAAATCGGAAAGGATTGGTACCTTTAATTTCATTGCATTATTCATTATATGACGCATTTCCAGGAGCGCTTCTGTGTCCCCCTCATTAAAGGAAAAGTCTATTTCATCGTGAACCGTTAGGTGAGGAACGCCTCCCATTGCATCAAAAACCCCGGACTCGTACATCTTGAGCATTGCCATTTTCATGTAATCGGCAGCGCTACCTTGGAGCAGGCGATTAAGAGTTTTGTGGGTGTAGGCCCGTTTCATATCCCCGGGACCATAAATTTTGTATGCCACATTGTAAGGAAGCGCTGGTGAACCGTAATCATGAGCACTTTCCCACAACTTGAATCTTGAACGCCTGCCAAGAATTGTGGTGACAACACCATGGATCTGTGCTTGTTCCATATAGTGATTGAATGTAGCCCGGACGAATGGTACCGCCGTATGGTATGCACTCATTAGGGCATTTGCTTTACCACGGCCAACGCCAAGGTTTCCTGCTAGTGTCGCTTTCCCCATTCCGTATACTAAACCAAAGTTAATGCTTTTGGTGTTTTTCCTTGACAGCAACACATTGACAATCTCATGGATCATTATCTTGATTGCTTCATGGAAATCGGTCTCAGGGTCTTTCCGGTACATCTCCCGGACTATTTTTGCTCCTTGCCCCATGGCGAAGTGGGCGAGGAATCGGTATTCGATTTGGCTAAGATCCGAACTTCCCCAGAGGTCGAATCCTTCGTCTGGCAAGAAGCAGCCTCTAATGATTCGTTTAGATTCCGGGTCTCGCGCTGGAATGTTTTGAAGATTTGGGTTGCGTGACGAAAAGCGGCCGCTAACTGTACCGCCTCCGTCCCCCTTGAGCTGTGGGAACTCACAATAAATCCTCCCGTTTATATTTTTATCGAGGATGTAACCCTCAAGAAATGTAGACCGTGCTTTGGCTACTTGCCTGGACTTGACTATTAACTGCGCTACAGGGTGGGGATGATCTTTGAGGAACGCCGCTGTGAACGATGGGTTCCCCTTTTCCGTTTTGTTATAACTCAGGCCAAGGTATTCGAAAGCGGTTTTGATTGACTCGGATGCATTTACATTTATGTATGATCCACAAATTGCTTTAATCTGTTGCTGGAAATCCTCCTCACGTTTAAGTAACATTTTACTTGCACGCTCAGCCTTGTCAATATCGACACGGACGCCACGTTTTCTTATGTCAAGCATTAAGGGTATTAATCTTGCCTCTAGATTGAAGACCTCCTTGAGTTTTTCATTTTTCAATATCTTACGTTGTTGTTTCCAAATTTCGAAAGGTAACGTCGTATCTCCTTCAGCATAAGGGCCTACTAATCGAGGGGGGGACCTGTAAATGTTCGCCCTTTGTGATTGATCGATCTTCCCCCCGTAAAAACGGGCGCACCACCTGTAAAGTTTGTTTGTTTCTTTACCGACATGCAAGTAATCTTTTGCCGTTGTGTCAAGGTCGTACTTGAACTTGGACTCATTTATTAATGCCTCAGCGAACAAAACATCTATAAACGGGCCGGCTACTTTCACACCCTCATACCACAGCCAACCCAAGTCGTATTGTAAATTGGCGCCTAGCTTTTTAACACCTGGTTTTTCCAGAACGGTCTTTAGCCAGGCCAGCACTTTTTTCGGTTTCATGTTGTGCTTTGGTTGAACCTCATGCCTCATTGGAAAGTACCAGGCATTTTTCTCATCCGCAGCAATTGAGACCCCTACTATATGCCCATCACCGCGAGCCCAGCCCGGGCCATGTGTGAGTAAATTTGGGTCCTTTGTCTCAGTATCGAGCGCCAGTATTTTACACGACGAAAGGTTGGGAAACTCCTTAGGAGCCTTCCAACCAGTTTTCGGAATTTTGGGCATTTCCCTGACTGCACCACCCTTTTTTGGTGCCACATCCTGCCAAAACAACCCAACATTATCTGTTCTGCTCATGCGCTTATTGATGCCATAACGCCTTCAATGCCATCCCCGGTTAAGTGAATAAGTGGTTTCTTAAAATTTCCCTTGTCAAAACATTGTAATGCCATTTCGATATTTCTACAACTAATAGTTGTGTCGGGTAACTTGATGCCACTTATCTTGCATGTGTCAGTAAATGCTACTTTATCTCGGATATACAGTATATCATCCGGGCAAAAGTACTTGAGTTTCTGGACGGCCTCCAGAAGGTTTGGAGGAATTCTTTTTACTTTGGCTCGTTTATCAAATAACTCTTTGAAGTCAGGCCATTTTTCAATTATCAAGTTGCCCTGCATCCACGATCCGTTTCCCCACTCGAAGTATACGGTACGCATCCCCATGCTATACTTTACAGGTGGTACTTTTAATTTCAACAAGACATCCACCACCTCAACTGGTATTGTGCATTCGGCAATGGTTGAGGGGGAGCGAACTATGGTCATATTATTTGTTGCATGGATATAACCATTCTTGATGTGGACGGAGGTGGACCAACCACGCGAAGCATCCTCCGAAATAAACGGTCTCACCCGGGCCAGCTGATCCAGCAAATCTTCTGGACAGTTTTGGATGTTTTTTCGTTGCGGTTTTTGCGCTATAAAATCACTGGTTATTGGGAGCTGAAGCCGGACCCTACCATTTTTTAGAATCACGTTTTTTTCTGTAACCTTTATGTCTGGTTCCCAGCTACACGCCTCAACAGCTCGGAATAGCCCGGCCTGAGCAACAGAAAAAGTGCCCATTCCTTTCAAAGGGTGCTCCATGGTTATCCACCCGTTGTAGGATTGAACCTTATCCCCGACACAGTGAATGGCAGACAACCTGTCGTCAATTTCTTTCTTGTTTATTGCATGCTTAATGAATGAGAACGCTTGTTTCATCATTACTTCTGCTCCTTTTTTAAACCCTCTTTAACGGTCTTGAGTCTTCTTTTCGATGCGTTATACATTTTTCTGACCATGTTGTACCGCGCAAGTTGAAGTTCCACCTGCCTTTCCTTGGCCTTTAACCGAGTAGGGTGGTATTCCTCGGTCTTGGTTTTAAGGCGAACCCTAATTTTAGGGAGCACTAGGTTTGCATACTGTGCCGTCCTGCTGGATGCGGTAACCGTGTGTATCTTAGCACCGACATCCCCCCACCTACCAATATCTATTTTGTATAATTTGAACACTAGAAAAGTCCTCTATGACTGTTGCTGAAAGTTTTAGGCCAGGGATAATTATGTTGCATTTCCCGGAAAGCCAGTAGATTGAACATCCTCCGGACCGCTGCGCTGTTCCTGAGCTGTTTCGGTTTGAAGCCAAAGTCCCTTACAAATTTGTTCACCAAGCGCCTCTCGTCCTCGCTTATGGTCAGGATATGTTGGTTCCTCTTTTTCCTGGCCGGGGACTGACTTGAGAAAGTGATCTGCCAAAAGAACCTGTCCGGTCGATTGAGGGGTACTAAAATTGATCCCATTCCGGCAGCGATTGCCCACTTTGTGGAGTCGACCGAATACCAAGGATACCTTGTCATCAATGATTCTGTAGTTAAGCCAAACCCATGCACCCGGACTAACGGATGCCCATTCTTGTCCGTAAGATATCGGTCCCATACTCGATCTAACCACTCCTTTAAATATACCGCAGATTCAGGAACCATGCCACCTAAAAAGATGTCCTCGTACCCGTCATTTAAGTAGCGCTCAAGCCACTTGTCCTTGTCCCTTGCATGATGTACAGGAGCAATTTTTGCACCCATGCTCTCAAGCGTTTTCTGATTTTTATAGGTTGCTTTTTCGTTACCCTTGCCGATAACATCCAGGTTGGATGCTATGTGTATCAGTTTACTGTTCTTTCGGATGAAGTCTGCATAAGCCTGGAGGTTAACCTCAATCCCCTGAGTGAACATAGAAAAAGCCCCTGAATCAAGAAATATGGAATCTTTGTTTTTCCTGACAGAGGGGAATATTTTCTCATTCTGGATGTAATGATACGACTCGAGAATTGGTACCGACTTATAATGGCGCTTGTAAATCTCGCGGTCAATATAAGCCGGGTTTGAGAGGTAACCATGGAGGCCCATCGAATATCCGCCCGCCATGTAGATTTTCATTTTCAGTCCTTTATCAGGTGCAAAAACTCGTTTCTTGTTTCTTGCTGATCCAGGAAAACACCCTTCAATGCGGACGTGGTTGTATACACATCGTGGGTACGGACCCCTCTCATTTCCATACAGAGGTGGCGCGCTTTGACAACAACAGCAACACCGGATGGTGCCACATAATCATCGATGCACTCAGCAATTTGGTGGGTTAGTCTTTCCTGAATCTGAAGACGTTTGGAAAACGTTTCTACTACCCGGGCGAACTTGCTAAGACCAGCAAAACGCTTGTCCGGGATGTAACCTATGGTAGCAGTCCCGAAGAACGGGGCCATGTGGTGTTCGCACATTGAGAAAAATGGAATAGGGCTGAGAATTATCATTTCGTCATACCCTTCAGCATTTTCACTAAATGTTTTGAAATAACTGGATGGGTCTTCAGCGTAACCAGAAGTAATTTCCCTGTACATCCTAGCCATCCTAGCTGGTGTCTCAACCAGTCCCTCCCGGTTAGTGTCTTCACCAACAAATTGAAGCAAACGGAGGAAAATGTCTTCGCCGGATTCATCCTTATTATCTTTGGTTACTTCCCAAGGAAAAACGAACCACTCAGTGTTATCCTCTTTTTCGAATAAGGCAATAAATTTTTTATGCGGATACCTGGAAATGTACTCGGACCGTGTTGCTCCTGAATCAATCAAGTCGTCTACAATGTAGTCGGCAAGATTTGGCGAATCCACCACCCCGCCTTCGGACATTGCCGCAATGCTATAGGCGGGTGCTATTCCTCCACGGGGAACACCATAAAATAGCTGGTGCTTTGGGAGGCTGTTGGCAATCTCAGCGCATCTAATTGTTACTTCATCGTTAGATATCTTTCGGATTTTCATCTCGTTCCTTCAATTTGTCAAGGATTATGTCGGTCAATTCCTGAACCGACTTTTTAAGTGCAGGGTCGAAACGCTTGGCCAGGTCTTTCCCGGTAACGTATTCGAGTTGGTTTGAGATCAAGGATACTGTTGCTGTGGATAACCCGGCTGGGATGCTTTGTGGTTCACGCAAACCCATACAGCTTATTTCAACGTATTCCATTTGTTGAGACAAGGATTCCAGGAAAGGCTCATTAATAACGCACCCATGCTCCACCCCGTCGTCATCCTTCCAGAGGAGGACGAGTTTGTCCCCCCCACCAATTAATTGGAAATCCTTAATGCTACTAAAAAACATCGTCCAAGTCCTTGTCTACAAGGTCTTCAAGTTGGGACTCAGCGACGGCTATCGCTGCCTTGAGTGAGTCGAGCTCCTTTATTCGGCCTTTTAAAAGATCGACGCCTTTCCGTACTTTTTCGGCCTTCAATTCTGCCTGAGCCTGTTCCACCAGATTGCCAATTTTCATTTTGCACCTATTCAATGTTGATTAATTTGTGATACTGAAGCGTGAACCAATACCCGTACCGCTTGCAGACCTTTACCGCATTGGCTATATTATCCTCCGTTTTCTGTTTGCTTTTTTCTACAAATTTAGGTGATACCATCACCCGCCCTGAGTCCTTTTCCTTCGGTCTGTAAACACCCTCCGGTAACCCGTCTTTTTTAGAGCAGTGTTTTACGTCAACAACATACTTGAAAGCAAGGGTGTTTTTCTCAATCTGCTTGTCTATTTTAGCAGTTTTTGGGGATGTGATTATTCTAACCCCTTCCATGGGTAATGTCAATCCCTTTGGTGCAACTGAACCGCTGGTTTCGAATTGAACCCAGAATTTCTTGGCCAGTAACTCACCTACCAACGGCCCCATGTTATACAGGAACGGTTCTCCTCCGGTAATAACAACCAAATTGGTATTGGCACCGTTGTCATAGTCATCCGCTATTGACTCAACCCGCATGACTATTTCCTTTACCTTCATTTTCTTGGCTTCGTCTTCTTGCGGTGTGTCACAGAAACCACAGTTCAGGCTACACCCGAAAAGACGGACAAAGATTGCAGGGTTTCCACTGAATGGCCCCTCCGTTTGTATCGAACCAAAAATCTCGTCAATGTAAAGCGTTTCCCCGGTTTTTAACTTCTTCCCGGCATTTCTGTTGCTGTAAAAAGGCTTGAGTCCTTTCGATTTCATTTGGTGGCTTCCATAGTGGCAAAATTATCGGGAGTTTCCCAAACTATTACCGAAACGAGTTGCACACCGCAACCTTTTAAAGCAAAAGTAATCTGGTTGAAAATGTACATGCTCATTGCCTCGGCAGTCGGGGAGCAGTTGTAAGGCATGACCTTTATGTCCTCACCCTTCAGCAGGTCATAAAGTGGGTCGCTTATCTCGAGTATTGTACAATGATCGTAGCCAGAAAGCACCTCATTCCACACTATCTTTTTGATATGGCTGAAATCCATAATCATGTCCATGGCGTCAAGGCACCCGGCCGTGATTGTTACCCGTACTTTGTAGGTGTGGCCGTGTAGGTTTCGGCATTCGCCTGCATGCTTTTGGAGACGGTGGGCGGCTTCGAAAGTGAAGTCCTTACTTGCTGTTTGCATTTTTTCACCTAGAAAAATATTTTTACTTTGCTGCGGTACTCGCAACCCTTTTTGAAAACCTTTGCCGGGATATCCTCCCCCGGACAAAACGCACAATAGTATTGTACATAGTGCAGACAGGTTCCGCACCCTTTAATCTTTTTTAAAGGCCTGAGATAAAGCTGTGTTTCTTGCAGCCCCTTAGCTGCTCGTTTAGACTTAGTTTTCTTTCCTTTTTTCTTTTTAGACATACCCATCCCCCGTTATCAACGAGCGCGCCACTAATGCAGCTCCGACAGGTACGCCAAGGCTCTTGGCCCCCGTGGCAAATACCCTTAAACCAACACCAAGTGCACTGATAGTAAGTCGGTCGCTGTGATAACTTTGGTGGTACTGTTGTTGCGAAAATGAGTGACTTTTCCCGGTCCTGCAACCAACGAACCGAAGCCATATCCTTTTTGAAAACTTCCCAGTGTAAAGAATCGTTGTCCTTGCATACAGCACCATATATGCAATAGTCAACTCCCATCTCATGCATGTACCTTTGACCTTGGTAATAATGAGTGGGAAAAGAAAGCTTGACATCCTGGATTTTACGTACTTGGTTGTAGGATGCTTTGTTGTGTGTTTTGAACTCCGCACAATACCGGAAGCCCCTGTAAGATGCTTTTCCGTCGCAATGACCCATGCAATGACCATCGCTGGAAATGAACTCGAACTGCTCGCCTGTGGCCGGGTCGATTTCCTCAACCTTTATGCCAATTAATCTTAGGTGATCAATAAACCGTTCTTCTTCGTTATGACCACGCTTGAATAACCGCTTCATCCTTGACGAGAAAGCCTCCGGTGTATACCACCGCCAGTTGAACCATGACTTTCTCATACAAGGATGTCCCATTGAGGACATACCGAGATATGTCCTTGGGAACTCGATTTCGCTCACCTCCAGAGTGCGGTTAATTTCATTTTGTATCGCTGGGCCGGTTAAAAGCATTATTTTTTAGACCACCCTGGCTTGCCTTTATCCTTTTTCCCATTGCCTTTTTTCTTACCCTTCTTTTTCGCGGCCTTGTCAACACTGCCATTGTGTTGCTCGTAAGGGGAAAAACCGTTAACACTGTTCTTGTCTGGGTATTGGTCGTCCCCTTTTTCGAACTTGACATGGATCATTACTGGGACATTCAGCAACGGGGTCCAATCCCACTTGGAATCGATGCTTTCCAGCCCGGCAGCGGCTACGTGGTTTTTCAGCTGCTCAATAGCAATCTCAACCGTTTGCTCATTTGGGTTTTCCAGGTTCGCGTTATTGAAAATGGTCCGACCCTTGAACTCGCCATCAATGATTTTGAACTGTGCATTCATCAACTCCCCGTTCCCATCCCGGGTTGGCTTTCTTTCGCATTTCACCAGCTGGGCTGGTTGAACACTGGTTGGAAGCGCTTCAAAAGTTTTGGGTGTGGAATCACCAGCAGTTATTGGTCCCTCACCATTTACGGGTTGGTCAAAGGCATCATTTTTTTGCTTTTTTTCCTTTTTTCCCTTTTTGTCCTTTTTTGCCATTGTTTCTCTCCAAAGAGTTTGCGATCTTTTGAAATATCTTTCCTAGATCAGGTTTTTCCACAGGGTTAAGGGCCTCAGAACTATCCTTGGCGTACCATGTAGATGATAGCGAAGTCTGCAACCAACGCTTATCCGCTTTATCGACTTGCATTGCCATTACCACATCAAACATAAACGGCAATTCTTCGGTCATCGCTTTTGAGGGCATGGAGGGCATGTTGATCCTCAGGCCAGCCGCATCCATCATTAGTGAGTGTTGAGCAATTACATAAGTGTGAATTTTCAAATCCCGTAACTTACGAATGCAATCCATAATCTCGTCTTGAGTATCATAAAACGCTTTCCGGGCGTCCTTGGCGTTCCTCTTCTTCTCTGATAAACAGGTCTTGGCAATATCTGTTGCTGAGTCCAAGCAACATTCAGTGAACCCATGCGTGTTAGCCTGGATATCCTTGATTGCCTGCTGTAGGTCCTCAAGTGTTTTAATTAGCATAACCGGAATGTCGTACTTGGCTATGACTATGTTTTTCTTTTCGGAACTGATAATAACTGGTTTCGGGAGTGTTTTTATGAGTTTAGTTTTCCCGACACCGGACGGGCCATACACTAAGGTATTAACCGACTTGATACTATCACGGGTTGTCGTGTATTCAACCGCCATAATTACTCCTGGAAAAAGATACCCGGATAGTAACCGATTCACAGGTGCCCAAACCAGGGTGGGCTTCGATTACTATCCAGGTAAATTACTGATTGTTACTTGCCAGCCTGTGAACTGGGTTTCATTTAATGATTATATAATAATAGGGATTAACCTGGAAATCAACCTTTACTATTTTGATACGTTACTGGATCAGTAACACCGTTCTTCTCGAATGCCTCTAACCGCTCGGTGCAGGAGCCACATTTTCCACATGGCAAACCTCTTGAGGTATAACAGGTTCGAGTGAGTTCATACGGGACATCTATTTCAAGTCCAATGTTTACGATAGTGGTTTTATCCACGTTGATAAGTGGTGCCTGGATTAAGCATTGATTGTCGGTACCCTCAAATAAGCATTGAGCCAAAGAGCGGATTGTGCCGAACCTGCAATCCGGGTAAATAGCATGGTCGCCGGCATGCACGCCCAACCAGAGCGAGAAAGGCATAGGCCCTGCAACGGTGGTGAGCTTTCCAGCAACAATTGCCGAGAAAATAATGTTTCGAAGTGGGACCACCGTTGCTTTCATGGACTCGGCTTCGTAATGGCCCTCTGGAATTTCGGCCGAGGAATTGGTAAGCAGGGCAGATCCAAAGGCATCGAATACACCAGTAAGATCAATCTCCATTGAGGTAACCCCGTAGTGCTTTGCTATGTTTTTAGCAGCGGCCCTTTCCCATGCGTTGTGCTTTGACGGGTATTTTATAATAACCGCCACTATTTGGGCGCCCTGGCAAACTTTGGCAGCGTTTATGAGTTTGGCAAGTACTGTTGCTGAATCAATTCCACCTGATAGCAGAACATAATTAAGTCGATTTTGAAGTGTGAGTATATCGGCCATGGTGCCTCCAGAATTAAAGGTACAAAAAAGGCGGGACCGTTTGTAGCCCCGCCTTTTACTATCGGTTCATAATACCTTCTAGGTATTCGTCAATTACTTTTTTGACTTCTTACCTTTCTTTTTCTTTTTCTTCTTGTCTTTTTTGTCCTTCTTGGTTTCGACCTCGGTCTCAACCTCTTCGGTCTCTTCAACCGCAGTCTCAGCAGGCGCTTCCTTTTCTGCCTTTTTGGCAGCGCGGGCATCTTTCGCCTTCTTTGCTGCGTCCTTCCACTCGGCAACCTGCTCTTCAGAGGCTTCGCCTACAAAGATGAAGGTACGGTCTTCAATTTTTTCGCCTTTAAAGTCAATCCGAACCTTGCGGTCTTTTTCAACACGAAGTGGTGGATTCTTGGTGCCAACCTGAACTCGGAGGGTTTTGCCAAGGGCTTCAGGATCACGATCCGGGAACTTGTCCTGGAGGGCTTTGAGCAACTTACCGTAGGTGATTCCCTTTTTCTTAGCCTTTTGGATGAAGTCAGGAATTGAAGCGATGATTCCGAGACCGTCGGCAGATTCCGCTTTTTGTGCGATACCTGGTTTTCCCTTTGCTGCTTTGTCGCCCTTGTCTTTTTTACCCATTTTTTTGTCCTTTTTGTTTTTCTTTTGGTCCTTAACTTTGGGAAGAGTTACAGTACTCTTTGCCCAAACTGTGGTACCGGTTCTGGATGAGATTGCGGTGGCAGCTTCGTCGCTGAGTTCCGCCATTCCCTCCAATATACCAAATGCTGAGAATGTGTCAAGCATTTTGGTGTCAAACTGTGCAACTTCTACAACTGCTATTTCTGCCAATGCGTCAGCAACAGTATCCACGATGATCTGTGCCGATTTGCTGGCAACCTTTAACTCGGAGCCTGTGGCTGCGTTCAATGCTTCAACTGCTACGAGTAATGTTTTCTTGGTGTAACCTTTTGGTAATGCCATTTCGTTTCTCCCTTTTAGGATAATGTTTGCCCAACCACCTAGCGTGTTGGTCATTTCTATCTTTCCGTTATTGTTATTTGGTACGGTGCTTCGTACTCGCTAATAAACTTATCTGCAATTTTTTTCTGCTTTGGGGTAAGACCCTTGTAAGCGCCCTCCCTCAGACTGTGGCTAACATAAAACAGTTTGTCGAATGTTTCTTGCCCAAGCTTTTTTCTTAACTTCTCAATTGAAGCTTTCGGAACAGTATATCCGACCTTTCGAGCGATGGCAACCTTATTATCACCGTGTAGAAAAGTAATTCTTGTTTCTTCCCCTTGGATTTGTGCATCGCCAAGTTTCTTCCGTGTTTCAAATTCGAGGGCTTTGGCTCGTTCAAGTTTGCGTTTGGCCTTTTCCCATTTTTCATAAGATTTCATTACTCACGTTCTCCAAGGTGATACACAGAAAGGGCTGAGGCAAGAAAACCGTTTACGCCTTCACCGCTCTGAAATGTTGTCCATGGTTTATCATGGAAAGTGAACTGAACTTCCCATTTTTCACCAGTAATTTTTACCCGATATGTTCCGTACTTAGCAAACTCGGTTTTTCCATCAAGTGGGTACTTGCCCTTCTTTTTAGGTTTACCGACTACGTTGTTAAGATACCTTTTTACGGACATAATTAATCCTTTATCCAGAAACCGTCAACCTTTCCTTCGGTTATTATTATGGGTTCGTCCATAGGATTACGCCTCATGAATAACTGGTGAACGTCATCCACGTTATCCTTTGCATTATCATGTTCTGAGGAAAAGGTGATAACTATTCGAGTTTCCAAAATTGCCTCCTTTATTTGGGGGCCGTAGCCCCCGATTGGTTATTCTGAGTCGGCTGCTGCCAACTCTTTCGCTGCTTTTTTAGCTGCTCTGTGATCCTTTAAGCAACTTTTGCACCAATTCATAACGCCTGCCTTGTTTGTTTTGTCAGAGTAAAAATCGCCAAATGTACTAATCTCACCACATTTGGTACACTGACATTCATTGGTCTCGGTGTTTACTACACGATTGCGTGCCGACCAGTCATTCTTCTTTTTAGGCTTGGCTTCCTTGGCTGGTTCGTCTTTTACTGTTGCTGTTTCGAACTCGGCCTTGTCCTTTGCTTTCAATTCTTCGAGCACTTCGAGTGCGTCGCTTTGAACGCCGCTCTTGGTGTTGCGACCACTGGGTGCCAACGAACTCCACATTACCTGGCCGTCCATCAAGCGTATTACTTGAGCGCGAAACTTACGGGTACCAATCTTGGTTACTTCGATCTTGTAAGATACGAACCATACTGGATTTCCGTTTGCTTTGTTTTCTTGTGCTTGATCGAATGCTGACATGATGTTCTCCCGGTTAGGTTTGTTTGTGACCCTGTGAGGTCGTTTTCCTCATTTGTTGTATATATAATAGCCTATCCCGGTCAAACCGGCACTAGGAAAACTACACTTTGGAATCTTTTTTCTTCATTATGTTGTCTGCTATCATCATAGCGAAGTTGGCAACGTCGGCACACTCGTCCCTGATTTCCTCAGGCGACTGGCCGGTGTCGAATGCTTCAGTTAATTCCTCGACCTCGTCTAGAAGGCGACCAAATAAATAATCGACGCTGCAAGTCGACCAGTGGGGCTTGTGGTCTGCTCCTTTAAGCTTGTTTTCCATGGCTGAAACGAATTCTGCCACTGGCTTTCTACACACAAACGGTTTACTTAGTGTCAACCGGGATGGTTTTTCTTCGGGCAAATCCGGGAGGCAAGGAGCTCCTTTCACACCCGGGCAGTAATAACTCCCGTCAAAGTACTGGCATTGTGTACAATTGAAGTCATCGCTCATGCTTTATGCTCCCTCCAGAGGGAAATCCTTGACTTTTTTACTGCCAGACAAACCTTTTTCAAAGTCTGGTTCCTTATTTTCTTGCATGCTTCGTGCCACGGGTCATTGGTTGGGGGGAGAGCGCGAAGAAAAACGCTAAACCTTCCAATCTTAACCACTGTGTCGCGTGTTTCATAATTGGCTAAGTCCAGCGCTTTCAAAAATGTCTTTTTGCAAGTGGCTTTGTACTCAACGGGTTTTTCATCCTGGAGATGTTCTGCATCGATCATTGGTTGACCTTTGGTTGAAGTGGTTGAAGTGGTTGAAATCTAAACGCTGTGGATATTTATGCTTTTGTGGCGGTGAAAACTGCGTGTTGGTTCAACGAGTTCAGCAACAACATTAAAAGGTGCCAACTCATTGTTCAAGAATTTCAAGAAATCAGGTGGAAGTTCACTAACGTTCCAAAAGCGAAGTGCTCTACCGTCTACCCCGTTTAGTTTTCTTTTGTCACTGTAGAAACGGCCATACGTAATACCGTGGCCCATCATCTTATTTTTTACTATACTTATAAGTGTTGCCCTCAATTCGGACTTTGCTTGTATTGTCATTGCGATTACTCCGAGGCTAAAAGTGAAAGTATTACTGCCGCCATGCCACCAAGATACTCACCCTTGCGGAACATGATTTCATCTATTTCCGAATGGCTATCTATACTCGGGTCGATGTCCTGAAGTTCGTCTTGGTGTGGCATCAATTCAGCTGCCTTGGCAATGAATCGTTGAGCGTCAGTGAGAATAAGTTCGTCGGTGAATGTAAAGCAAAAACGACCAGATGGAAGTTGGTGGGTTCCGGTATATGCTTTGCCATGCTTTTGCTGACCGTTTTTAACTGCGCTTTCTTCTTTGACCCAACTTCTTTTTGACTGTATCATTTTTTGCTCCGTGGTTAAGTTCGTTTCCCTCATTTGTTGTACTTAATATACAGGGTGCAGGAGGATACCGCACCCCATATTTTGACTTATTTTATTTTTCTGCCATTCTCATTGCGAGCGCTTTAACCTGAGTTGCAGGAAGGTAAGCGTACTGGGCAACGTGGCTTTTAAGGCTATCGAAACGGTTGAAGGCCTCACAAACCGCGCTGTACTTACCAGTCTTGGCTTTGTATGCGTCGTGAGCTGCTTTCCATTCTTTTGCTACTTTGATCATTTGGATTTTGATTTCGTCTTGATTCATTGTGTGCTCCAGGTTTGTGATTTGTTGTGTTCCCTTATGTTGAATATATAATAGCCCGGTTACGGTTTGACTGCACTAGGTTTATTACTCAACCAATGTTTTTATTCCTGGAAAATTCCTCACACAGCGTAGTTTCATGAATCTCGGCGTACATCCCGCGCTTCGGACCCCAGACTCCTTTCCTGCAAAAACAAATGCAGTCGGTCCAAACTGAGGTTAGCGGGCAATCTTTATTCGGTACGATTTGTAGGTAATGACACTTAGCGCAGGTTTGCTTATCTGCGACTGTTGGGAGTCTCACTATTTTGCTGCTTTTACAAAGTATCTGATTTCTTCGTCATTGAGTCCGAGTACTTTCAGGTCGTGGATCATTTTGATAATTTCTGGAGTGGTCATGTTGCTGTTCCTATTATAAGGTGATTATATTTGCTTTTCCGACATACACTGAACCAAGGTAGTTCGCTTCTTTCATGGCTACGTTGTATGCTTCGTTATAGGTGCGATTTCTTAAGGAGAGGTTTTTCTTGCAAATGATTGTTCCGTCTTCGGTGTCGATTACTTCGATTCTGAATTGGTGTCTCATTTTTCTTCTCCGTTTTGTTTCTGTGTTGTCCCTCATTGATGAATACATATTATCCCACTCGACGATTTACCGCACTAACAAAACGCATTTTTTACTGTGGAAACCGAACGGCGGGCTCTAAATGCATAACTCATTGATTTTATTATCCTTAAAAAAATGATTGACTTATTTAATGTTTCCCTATATTATATTGCTTAATGGACGTGATAGTCCGCAATGCGTGTCTCCTGGCTGGGGGGCTGGGTGTCGACCCCGGTCCCCTTTCCTATCAGTCAGGTGGCATATTAACCAGGAGATCAAATGTTAACTAAAGACGAACTAGAATTCCAATGGTCTATCAGTACGGAGTTGTACCGAAAACTAGGATTCAAACTAATAAACCTCAGCGGTAAGCGCCCCACCAAGAAAAAATGGAATAAGAAACGTAAGTCGGAAAAACTCACCCAGTATGGCAATATAGGGGTGAAATTATCCTACTCTGATTTGTGTTGCTTCGATATTGATAACCTAAAGCAGTTCAAGAAAATAACCAAGCAGGGTGGCTACTGGAAACTAATCAAACAGGGTGTCCAGTTTACATCCGGTAAGAAAAATCGATTAAAAATCATATTCAGGTGTGACCCGTTGCCGACTATCCCGCTTGGTTTCGATTGTGGGCAGTTCAGGTGTGCAACGGAAACTGGTTTGACAATGCAAGATGTGTTGCCGCCAAGCCTGCATCCGGAAGGAACCAGATATCAGTGGCTAAGTCCAGAGTTCAAAAACTGGGTCCCATTCAGCGACATGCCAACCATCCCCAAGCTGCCCCACGCTTTGGAAGAAATGGTTATGACCTATTTTACCACTGACCGAAGTAAATCATCCGAACATAAAGCAAAGTATGTCCAGGTTTTCAACGACTGGGCTGCAAACGAAATGACCGCCGACATGTTAATCCATGAGATTGGTGGTTACACACCTGTACTAGGGGGATGGCGTCGAAACGGTAGTGCCAACCCACTTGCAATCAAGGTGTATTCCTCAATTGACGCTTTCAACTTTAGCACAACCGAGGAACAGGCAATTAGAACGGGTCCACTAGATTTATATAACCTCTACGTTATTGCTAGGCACGATGGTGACGAAGAGCAAGCCAGGAAATGGGTGTGTAATACACTCAGGAAGGAGGTAGATGATGTATACAAGGACGGCAAAAACTACAGTGTGGAGATTAAAGCATGATTCCTGACGAAATCAACAGCCCAGACGGGGTTCTTGGTGACATTGCGGATCATGTATATAATAATTCATTTGTGCCAAACAGAATTTCCGCTTACTGCGCCGCCGTGGCGTTCATGAACTTAATTATAGGGGCCAGGTACAAAACCCCGGACGGACTTTCAGGGGGATTATATCTCGGGTTAGTGGGGCCAACTGGTTGTGGAAAGGATGTCGCCTTTTCGGCAGTGGACGATCTAGTTCACGAACTGGTTAAGTATGGCGGCGACAAAAATGCCACACTTAATGATCTCGAAGCCAGCACGATTGCAAAGGCGTCCAGCCGGGAGGGTATCGAAGATACGCTAAGTGGTCAGGCGCACCGAAAAGATTTGTTAATCCAGTTGGATGAACTCGGGAAGTTTGCTCAGGAAGGCATAATGGGCAAGGGCGAGAAGGCAAAAGCAATTGCTACCATGTTGACTGAGGTGTATGGCAAGCGTCGGTTTGTTCGCCGTAAGTTGGCGACTCAGGGTAAGGGTCAGGAAGGGACAATGAAGTCAACGGTCATAGATGATTTCTCAATAACTGCACTCGGGGCAACCAATCTCGAGTCGCTGACTAATGGTATTATGATCGAGCAGGTTTATGATGGTTTCCTCAACCGTTTCCTATTCTTTGATCTCGAAAAGAGCATGGAGCCCGGGCGTCGGAAACTTGAACTGCAACCGTTAGCAATTCCCACCTTGAAAAAGATATTCAAGATAGCAACAAGAGGGATAAAGGAAATCGAGGGCGACACGGACACCAAGTTTACCTTTGTGACCTACACCGAAGAGGCACTTGACCGATTCCATGAGGTTGACAACGAGATCAGGATGTTTGAGAAATCTACCATGGACCGTGCTTTCAAGATCAGGGTTGCCATGCATGCTAAAAAGTTGGCAATATGTATGGCAGTGTCCCACAAACCAAAGAAACCAGTGATAACGGAGTACATAGCACAGCGTGCCATCGAAGTGGTGCTGTATTGTAATGACATTATGGTTGAACTATTGCGGAGCAACATCGTGGATGATAATATGAAAAGGATCATGGTGTCCATGAATGAGTTAGCAGAAAAGTATATCAGCGCTAAGTCGGGCATGATGGCAAGTTGTTTTTACGCTATACCTAGTTATGCACTTGCAACAAAGGCAAAGCGGTTAGACCTGGATGATCAATTCGAGGAACGCTATGCTGGTGATTTCGAATTAGTCCGATTAAAAAAGCCGGGACGTGGGCGTCCTGGAGCAATGTATTGTAAAAAGAACAAAGCAACCAGGGTCAAAAAGATCTATGCCCTTAAACAGAACACGATTCAGACACTGAAGGTCAAGGTCTCAGAAGGCATAACAGATAAAGCACCATACTCTTATGAATGAGGTCAGCAACATGAACAATACATTTCTAAAAGACGGGGATATCAAGCGCTTTCAACTTGAGGACTTAACAGGGAAAACAGTACGCATTGAGAGCTCAGTGTTTAATGGGCACTCAATAACAACCGCAAAAGATATAGCAAACGGTGACATGTACATCCTTGCTGAATCAAATGAAGAGGAAAACGAAATGATTGATCCTGGAAAAAAGGACTGGGGATTGTGGGATATAGTAGTTGCAATAATCATACTAGGGTGGGTTAGGATCAAGTGGTGGAATGTCCTTGGGATAGTGTTGGTCTTGTTATCAGCAGCGGTATCTATAGGACTAATTAAGGTAGTGGTGTCACTCTCATGACGGTTCATGACGGTTTAGCGAGCGTTAGTCATTAATAGGTTTTTTTGATTGTATTTATATAACTTTAAATTAAATGTAATGATTTCAACAAGTTAGATTTAATTAATAAATTTATGGGTCTTCCCTATATACACACGGATTTTCCCAGTCAAATGCACTATAGAAAAACCTAGAATAAACACGAGTCAATTTGACTAAAAATGTATTACAATGATAAACAATATAAATATATAAATAATAAAACAAAACGTCCCTCTCTCCTGTGGTTTGACCGCAGGTTTGAGTGATTTTATTGTTTTAGTGGTGTATGATAAAGTATTACCATTAAAATTAAACAAGGGTCAAAATGGAAGTAAACGGAAGTAACAAAACGCAGTCAAAAACAGGGGACAAATAAAATGATAAGATTTTGTCCAAAATGCGGTGAAATTCCCGTTAAATGTGTTATGTGTACAAGAGCAGGTGCATTTAAGGCGAATGGTTCAGATGTGGCTGTACATAAAGGCAGGTGTCTGTATGAACCTTGCCCGTTATGTGAAAAAGAGTCTTACCTTGAGTTCAAGAAATACCATGAGAAACCAAAGAAACAGTTGAAGAAACTAAAGAAACTCCGCAAGAGGAAATAAGAAATGGTAGAGTCTATTGTAGTAACAATTCCAGCGTCTACTTGTCCCGCATTGATGGCCGAGGTTGTTAATGCTGCCGTTAAGTGTGAGCCCATTAAACTTGATGGTGCTGAAGGGATTATTGGCACCTTCAATGTTTCGGATTTCCACTACATTTATAGTGGGATTACAGCTAGGCTTATCCCGTTAGAGGTGGGCTAATGATTTGTGGGATATGTGGTAGCGATAATGTACGTGGTGGGTCCTGGACACCTGACCGGTGTCTGAATTGTGGGGCTTCTAACGCCTTAGATGACTGGTACTTCGATGAAGACGCAAGACCCACTATAGCGGAAATCAGGAAAAAAAGTAACTACGGGCTTCAGGTAGAAGCCAGGGAATAACATGCCAAGTTCATTAATCACTATAATTATTGAGACATTTAAGCGGATGAATTATGTCCCTGCTTATGTGTACGTGGGCAAGAATCAATACATGCAATTAAAGAAGGAATCCAAGGCTCGCTTCATATCAGTGGACATGATAAAGAATGGAAAACTTCCCCCGATACATGGTGCTGAAATCATACAGGTAGACCGGGATGATCATTTGGAATATTCACATGGGAGACCAGATTAATGGCTGTGTCCAGGATATATTTTAGTGAGGAAGAGTTTAACCAATTGCGGGAGCAGTTTAAACCGCCAAAGTTTAAGGTGTTAACACCAATCCCGGTTGACCAACGTTGTCCGATGTGTGTTGATACAGTATACTACAGGGGGTGTCCACATTGCGGGAATACATTTATTAAACGTGAAATACTGAGGCAGACAGCATGACTGAATACAATAAGCGCATGTTAAGATTCCGAGACATGGGGAAAAAGGCTTATTCCTTTTGCAAGGTTTTCTCGGACGAGAAGCACGCCCTAATGGATCACCACAACCTAGAGGCACGAAGCGAAGAGGTACAGCAGTTCGACCATGGGTGGCATGAGGAAAGGGTAGCGTACTTGAAGAAGCATATCCTGCTTGAATATGACCCATCGCTTGGAGGTATTATAGAGGACAAAGAGGAGTGCGGGTTATGCAAGAATTGTGAGTACTGGTTGCCAGAGGGTGGTTGTGGCCCTGAGTACCCAAATATCAGACCGTATGGTCGATGCCGGCGGTATCCGCCCACCGTACATGTTGAGGTCCGATCCGTCAATGATAGGGTGCATAGTGAAGTAAGGTACCTGCATCCCAGGACAAACGATAACGATACATGTGGTGAAATCGAGGCTAAAAAAGGTTAGAATAGATAATCAATGGTTGAACTGGATGTTGCTGGGGCCTACCAGCCCATCTGGTTCAATCCAAACATACAAGGAGATGAAAATGCTTAACCCTATTTATTGTAAGGATTGTATGGCTTTTAAAAAAGAACGCCAGTTGTTTGATGGGCATAAAATTGGACATTGTAGGAAGGAATTACCTACCAGAGTCCAACCTTATATTGCAGGGTCGCCAAGTGGTAATTTCCACACTATCCCACTTTATCCAGCAACTAGGGGAACCGACTATTGCGGGGAAGCGATACATAAGGACACCGAATACTTGCGGGTACGGAGAATTAATAACAGAATAGAAGTGCTTTATCGAAAGTATAACGAGAAATGTTGGCTTGAGCATAGCGGTGCTATCCACAAGGGGCATAGTGGCACGCTCCATGAGAAGTTCGAGTGTGCTGAAGTATCGGGACAATACCAAGGCGACTTTGATATAGTGCTAGAACGGAGTGATATAAATGAGGAAAGTAAGTCACAAGGGTGTCCGCAGTAAAGGGCATTCTGGCGAAAGGGAATTCTGTAAACTGATAACTACGGGTCTCGGTTTACAGGATGAACTCAGCCGCAATATTGACCAAGTTAAATTTGGCGGGGCTGACATTGTTGGCCTCCGCCCATTTGCCATTGAAGTAAAACGACAGGAGCAGCAAACAATAAACACATGGTGGCGACAGGCTAAAAGCCAAGTAACAGATCGCAATCCAATCCCAGTGCTTGCATATAGGAAGAACCATCAAAAGTGGCAAATCATGATGCCGCTCAAGGCACTTACAAAGAAAAAGAAGTACAAGCTGGGCCGGGATGATACTGTTACTATGAGCCCTGAAGTATTTCTTGCAGTTATAAGAGGCTCTAACTACTTGAAATACTTAAAGAAAAAATAAGGGTTGCAATGGGTATAACTGTTTGATATGATTACAATAACTTAAGAATACGTAATCAAGGAAAAACAGTGGCCAAAAGATCGTTATGCACAGATAAAGAGTATTGGGATCACCTCGACAAGGACGAGGCGAAAGACCGGGCTCTGCGTATGCGACTAACCACCCTGGCCACGGGGCGATTATGTAAAAAGGCACTTGCTCAAGTGTTCTTCCAAGCACGTAAATCATCAAGTCCAGATACAGCATGTGGCCATGTGTTGTTTCTGGATTTAGATGATCTCAAGAAAAAAGAAAAGAAATCATTTATAAAGGTATACAATTTAGCCAAGGCCTGGTTTGATAATCAGGTACATGATAAACTGTTGAATCATTATGGGTTCCACCAGAACGCCAAAGTCATTGCTGAGATCAAACGGTTAGCCGGCGAGGCCGGTACCACTAGATTAACAGAATATCATGAGGTAGTCACCTCTAACCCTGAGAAGGAGTATAATCTCGATGGGACGGATTGAGCTATCTAACCCTCAGAGCGCGGCCTATTGGTCACGCGCTAAGTCAACGGCTGTGGTTGCCGGCTTCGGTTCAGGCAAGACCTATACCGCTGTTATTAAGGCTTTCAAATTGTTACGAGACTTCCCGGGTGTCCCTGTCGGATATGCGGCACCAACTTATGGCCTGATTAAAGATATTTGGTACCCAGCGCTAGAAGAGTACGCCGAAACCCACAACTACCGGATTCATGTATCAAGAGGGGATCATGTGGTTACTGTTGCTGGCCTTGGGAAGATCGTTTGCCGATCATTGTCCAATCCTGGTAAGATTGTTGGTTTCGAAGTAGGGGATTTCCTGCTCGATGAAATGGACATTCTCAAAACGGATATTGCTCTTGAGGGCTGGCGAAAGTGCAAAGCTCGTTGCCGATACAAATTCCCAGCTAAGAAGATGAAATTACCGGGCGGCGGCAAGACAAAGAAAATTAGAAAGAAAAACCAGATGGCGGCATTTACTACGCCAGAGGGTTACCGTGCTACATATCAAATGTTTAAGCAAGAGCCGTTAAAGAAATCGTTGCTAATTCAAATGAGTACTTACTCGAACATTCACAACCTGCCAGATGATTATATTGACGAACTAAAGGCCAACTATCCGCCACAGCTCATACAGGCATATATAAATGGAGAGTTCACGAACTTAACATCTGGCAGGGTGTGGACCTCGTATGATCGGACACTCAATCGTACCCGGGAGACTATTCGTAAAGGCGACCACCTCATATTGGGAATGGACTTCAACGTCGGGCGCGGCTGCGTCGTTGCTTATGTTCGGAGACCACAGGGGTTTTGCGCGGTAGGAGAATTAGTCAATACCATTGACACACCCGGGAGCATAAGGGCGGTCCAGGAAAGATGGGGTGACCACGGAATAACAGTAATCCCAGACGCAACGGGTAAGAACAGGAAATCGATTAATGCCACGACCTCAGATATTAAGCTCCTGCAATTAGCGGGCTTTCATGTTGTGAGGAATGAGTCTAACCCTAATATAAAAGACAGGGTGACAGCAACAAACGCCATGCTTTGCAACGGTATGGATCAGCGTCGGTTGCTGGTAAATGACTTCGAGGCACCGCACTTCGCTGAAGCTCTTGAACAGCAAGCCTATGATGACAACGGCATGCCAGAAAAGGGCGTTGGCAAATTTGATGATATAACAGACGCCGGCACTTACCCGATTGCGAAGCTATTTCCAATCAAGGGTGGCAGGGCTAAAATAAGACGAGTGGCAATCTAGGGGGAAAGAATGGGCGTCAAGAATACACACAGAGACTACACACTATTGGACACCACTTGGACAAAGTGTGTAGATTTCATGGAATCCGAGACTGCGGTTAAGTTCAGGGCCGAACAGTACTTGCCACGTTTAGCCGAGCAGGAAGACGACGAGTACTTGGCATACAAGTACCGTACTGCAGTTTCAATGCTTGCCCAGAAAGCCAATAAAGCAATGACCGGAATGGTTACCAGGAAGGACGCTTATATCGAGGAAGCGGATCAGGTAGAAGAGCTTATTACCAAGATCGATTCCAAGCAACAAAGTATACACATTTACATAAGTCAATTGCTTACAAGTTTCCTGACTACAGGGCGTGGCGCTACCCTAGTTGACGTTCCCAATGTGTCCCCGGATATGACAGTGGCAAAGGCTGAAGAGCAGGGCGTAAGACCTCGCTGGGTGTACTACTGTGAAAAGGATATCCTGAATTGGAGAGTGGAACGGATTAGTAATGTTGATGTGCTAACCATGGTGGTGTTGAGAGAATCAATCTCAGAGGATGACTCAGGGGATGAGTTTTCTTGGACCGATTCCTACCAATACCGAGTGCTCGAATTGAAGGATGGCAAGTATCAGCAGCGCCTCTTTAATGAGTCCGAGGAACAGATAGGCGGTGACATAATCCCGAAGATGAAAAACAAGCAGTTGACTTATATACCAATTGTTATTCACGGCGGGATTGAAGGGCGGACACCACCGTTAGATCAGGTTGTGGATTTAAACCTTCACCACTACCAGTTGAGCGCTGACGAGATCCACGGGCTCAGGATGACAGCATTACCTACCCCGTACTTTTTTGGTGAAGATCCACAGGGTAAGAATTTCCCTAAGTTTCTGGGACCAACACGCATGATCGGTTCAGATGATCCGAACTGCAAAATTGGTTACCTGGAGTTCTCGGGTGCAGGGCTGGACAAAGTGGCGGCAAAGTTAAAGCGCTATGAAGAAACCATTGCCGCTCTTTCCGTCCAGATGATCACCGATGCAATCCAGCAAACTGCTACAGGGGCCAACATTGATTACGGAAGTGCTACATCCTCACTGGCAGGGGTGGTGAATTTGCTGTCTGAGGAGTTGACTGTTGTGTTGAAAATCCTGGTCGAATGGGGCGGAAAAAATCCCGACAAGGTCGCCTTAGTTTTGAATAAGGATTTCATCCCGGCATCCATGACTCCTCAGATGTTGCAAGCGTTGCTCCAAGCCTACATGAGTGCCACCATATCTTATGGCACATACTACAAGGCATTGGCACAGGGCGAGATCACCGATCCCCACAAAGACCCACAAGCGGAGCTTGACGAGATCGAAGATTCATTGCCTCCAGGTCTTGGTACCATGGATGATGTTGGTGGTGATGACAACAACAATGATAACCAGGACGGGGATGACAATGGCGGGTCGTGATCTAAATAAGACGATAGTAATTCCCAAAGGGCTCAAGGGCGAAGACACCGAGACAACGGTTGAACTCGAACCTGAGACTTTTGCTTTTACCATTCGGATCGGAGCCACTGAGACTGCTACCCTTTATATAACAAGGGCGGCATTGATAAAGCTCGAAACTGAAGAGCCACCAGTAACCTGGATATGAGCATGCAAGATTACGCAGACCAAGCACTCAGATTAACGGTTCGCCTAGAACAGCTCTCTAGGGGAGCGAGTTACGACATGCAGAAAGTCCTTCGGAAAATGCAGAAGGAAATACTGGGTGCTATGCTTGCGGATAAGATTACAACTAGAAACATCCTGACCAGGGTGCAGAAGGAAGTAAGACAAATCTCATTAGCGAGGTACGAAGAAATTGAAGAAATCGTATTCAATCACGAGTCTACAACAGCTGCTGCCGCCCACTCCTCGGAAGTACGGGGTTATGCGTCGCTTGGTTTGCCGGCTTCTTCATTTGCTGAAGCTAGGGCGACTAGCCTTGTAATTGATAGTGCTTATGCTTCGGTTATGCCCGGGCTTGGTGGAGGACACCAAACAACAGTGGGAGACATGATCTCACGATTTGTGGGCAATGGGGTAAACGATTCTAAGAATATAGCGCTTAGAGCATACCGGGAGGGGTTGCCAGTTGCAGCAATAACCGAAATGGTACGCAACTCAACCGGGCTTCAAATGAGGCAGGCAGAGACCATTGCTAGGACATCCATCCAAGCAGTAGCAAATCAGGCAAGGCAAGATGTTGCTGATTCTGTCGGCTCGGAAAAAGAAATATGGCTTGCCACGTTAGACACCAAGACCTGTAACTATTGTCAGGGATTGGATGGTAAATGCAAGGACAAAGGGAAGTTCCCATTGTTGGCTCATCCCAATTGCAGGTGTGCAAGATTGTACTTGCCTCCTGATATGTCTTGCTCCGAAGCTAAGAGTTCTCTTGGAAGGGTTGCAAGAGGGCCAAGCGGGCGCTCACAGACTCTTGGAAAATATGAGACATTCGGTGAATGGATCTTGACACAGCCCAAGAAGTTCCAGGAAGAAGTGCTCGGTAAAAAGCGGGCTAAGTTATTGCGGGATGGCAAGATAACATTTGATAAAATGTACACTCAGGCGGGTAAACGTCGCACTGTGCAAAGCATAGAGGAGCATTACAAATGAGCGGGAAAATGCTTTCAAGGGGTGTGCGGATTGTCTCAGAAAATGGGATAGCCAATCACGTAAAGGTAACCACGGAATGTGGTGCTGTCCTTACCGGGATAACTGGAATAACGATCCTCCCAATGAAGAAAAACCAAATCATCCAGGCTCAGATAACTGTACTCGTTTCTGAACTTGATGTTTTTATTAAAGAGGCTGAGGCTCAGCCCATAACTGAAAAGGATGCTACAAATGTCGATTGAAATGACCCAAGCAGAACTTGACCAAAAGATCGCCGATGCTATCGCAGCTGCCACCACGGATCTCAAAGGCAAAAACACTGAGCTACTGGGCAAAATGAAAAAGGCCCAAGACAAGGTGGAAGCCGAGCAATTGGCCGCTACCCGGGCAACCGAGAAGGCCACGCAAGATGCTTTGACTGCTGAAGGAAAGCACGCAGAGGTTTTGGATCGTGTCCGAAAGAACTCCGAAACTGAGATTGATAATCTTAGGAAACGCGCCGAGACAGCAGAGGCGTCATTGATAACCAGCACCAAGACTCTTCGTGTTGTCATGGTGGACAATGAGATTAGCAAGCAATTAGTTGAGGCTGGCGTTACTGATCCTGTATTACTCGAAGCTGCTGCTGCAATGATTAATCCCACCGCTGAGATTATTGACGGTGAGAACGACGGTGAGCAGACCGTCCAGATTGCAGGGCAACCAGTCAAGGAATTCTTTGAAGGTTGGAAAGAAGGTAAAGGCAAAGCTTTTATTGCTAACGGCAGTTCTGGCGGAGGTTCTGGCGGTGAGAGTTCAGGTGGTGCAGGGGACTGGGAGGCTCATTTCAAACCTGAGACTGCTAATCAGTCCAAGCAAAATGAGCTTAGGCTTTCCGACCCTGAGAAGTACAATGAGATGCGGAAAAAGTATCCGCTTCAAACGACAACACCCACTAGCGTAAGAGGCGTCATGTAATGGCTGAACAGAATAAGTGCCCGGTATGCGATGACATACTAACCGAGGTTGAGGACGGGCTTTTCTGTGAGAGTTGCGAGTACAAGGAGCCTGCCGATGAAAATGAAAATGCTGAGCCCGAGCAATCAATTGACACGAAAGGAACGGGCGACACTGAGAAGGAAAGTAAAGGAGCTGAACAACCTGAACAGGAGAATGCAGCGCCTTCGGAAGCAATTAGCGGATCTGGAAGAACGGAGGGAGGGCCGGTCAATCCTGGACGAGATTTTATAAACCCAGGTATGAGAAAACTTCCTTCGGTTACAGTATACGGTTGGCGCATAGGGCATGCCAGAGTACGGTATGGCCTGAGCAAGCCCCCGCATTATATAGCAATATACGAAAAAAGAATGAGTGGGCGTGAGGCGTTCCACTTCTTGACTAATGTCAAACGACAAAACAAGCACAGGAGAGTTGAAACAAAAGTAGTACTAGCAGTAGATTGATCTGAAGCATTGTTTATCTTGTTCCGGTAAGGCCGGGGCTTAACGGTTATGCCGAGATAAGCGAGCTTTGTGATTGACCCTTTAGAGGATCTCGGTAAGGCCGAACCTCGTTACCGTTAGGCGGGAAGGATTTGTTCACAGGTGGGACGAATGCTTACCCGCCTATTTTTTTCCTAAAATTACTTTAGAGGTTAAAATGCCTACTTCAAAACTTGCTAACATCTATGCCCAAGAC